TAACGAGGGTGCTAGATCCTCCTGGTATGAAATGTCTTTTCTCAGATAGCATAATTGGAGCACTAACTCTCTAAGATGGAGTATTGGCTACTTTTGGAATTATGTATAATTTACCGGCATATCCCGTTCCCTAAGCACTTGTCTTAGTAGAACCATCAAACTATACTATAGTAAATGCATCTGCCGGATCAAGAGGAAAAGGACCTTTACCGTAACCAAATTCTACTTCTCCAGACAATATTTGGTCACTCATTTCATATGGATCAGCACTAAGTCCGAATTCAGGTACACTTGTTAATGATCTGTATATAGGGTTATTACCTTCCTATTGGCTGTTTATAGAACCATTACTTTGTCGTAAATTTACTGGAACAATGCCATCTTGAGGAACAGTTGGTAAATTCACATTAGGATCATTAAAATAATTAGGAGCATATTTTCTTATATATTTACCAATTATCTCTCTTCTAAGTTCTCGTAATTTACGTACTTCCTCATGCTATTTGTATAATGGAACGTTCCATTTCATTATTTTTACTCTGGCTTTATCTGGAGTATACAATGCTGCATTATATATATATTTCTTACCGTTTACATTTTCTTCAATTATCATATGTACTGCAAGTCTATCCGCAGCATCTTTTTCCATTTTTCTAGTTTCTTTAGAATCTGTGACTATATAGTATACTTTCTATTTAGATAACCAACCTGGTATAGCTAACTTCTTAGACAATTCAGAACCAGGCATTCTAGTTCCATTGAATTTAACATCTACAGATTTACCTTTTACTTGGGTCTATATAGGCATTACTTCTGTATTATCATATGCAAAGAAGAATGTAGAATGAATTCTGTTAGTTTCTACTTTTTTCTTACTGTCTAAACCAGGACTTTTATCACTTTGACCCAATAGTTCTGCAGCTCTAGTAGTAGCTGCCAGATCTACAGAGTCTAGTTCTTCCATAGCATTTTGTAAAGCTAGTTGACTATCTTCTATATGAGTTCCTAGAGATGGGTCTTCATTACCAACCCATACATCAGTTCCATCAGAATATACCATATTTGATGGTTCTTCTATCGTAATTGTTACATCCTATGTATTAGATCCATCGAATGACTCTGCTGTAACAATTACCTTAGTAGGTTCATCAGGCTATTTTGCAGTGGCTACCTCTATAGGCTAATCCGTTTTCTCTTCTTTATCTTGTTCTTCTACAGTAGGTTGTGGGGATTCATCAGCAACAGTAGATTCAATAACCTATTGTGGGATTTGATCCTATGTATCAGGTTCTACACCATCTTCTACAGCAATAGGTTGCCCATCTTCTACTTGCTCTAGTTTCGCTCTTATTGCATCTTCTTGCAGTACATCATCTGATACTCTATCTAATTCAGATGCTTCTGTCGGAGTGTCAGTTTCTACTCTATCCTCTGGAAGTATTCCTGTACTATCCTCCATCAATATCTTGTTAGGATCCTATTCTAAAGTATCCTCTAACATTCTATCTACATCCTCCTATGTAGATAACTATACTTCATCTACTGGTGGTTGTTCTTGAGTAGAAGAGTCTACAGAATCTACAGGGGCTTGAGCAGTTGTTCTGTTCTATTCTGTATGTTCTGTAGTAACATTTACTTCATCTGGAGTATCACTTTTTTCTCTATTTACTTGAGGTTTTATTTCAGGTTGGTCTATTACTTTTTCCTGAGTATCAGATTGTTCTTTATCATTAGCCAACTATTCTGAGGTTTGTTCTCCGTCATTTTCAGCAGCTCTGTGCCCAGTTTCTTGCTCAATTTCAGTTTTAGCCTATGTTTCTTCTTGAATATCTCTTCTATTATTACTTAAAAATAAAGAATTGGCTAGAAATCTTTCAGTCTACTCTACATTAGCATCATTCTCTAGAGCACTCCATTGATCTTGAATAGTCTTATTATAGTAAGCAATTACTTGTTTCTTAGTTGGTTCTTCATCTGTACTATGCTGTTGTTTATATTTCTCAGAATATTTCTATAGTACGTTCTATTTATCTTCATCTGATAAATTGGAATATATAGGTTTACTTTCTACTAAATATCTATCCTTTGTAGATAGTCTACCTGTAGTATAAGCATTAAGCTATGCATTTAAACTGCTAAGAATACCAGTATTTAATGCATTTATAGCCATTTCTTGTTCTAATTCCTGTTTATTTCCGAAATCTGGAGCCTTAGACATTATATGGTCGATCCACTTATCTTTCTATCTTAAACTATTTTGTTCTCCTTGTAGATCTTTTAGTGAATCGTTTATGTACTTTAACATACCCTCTACACCAGTAATAGATACCTATATTCCATATTCGTCCTTTAACTATTCCAAAGTCTTCTTTCTAGATGTAAGATCTCTTTTCAGATTAGTAAGAGTGTTTGTCAAGGTTCTAGAACTAACAGCGTTTACTATTGATGATTTAAATTGCTGCTTTGTTATTGGTTCTGCATTCTATTTTCTTTGTGCGTTAGCATAAGCTTCATATTCTGAATTTATAAATGAATTAAAATCATTTACATCTTCATTATTTATTATAGAGTTATTAATGTCACTTATACGTTTATCACTTTCGTTTTTAGCACTTGAAGCATCCTTCTATTTATCATAAAGGCTTACAGTAGTCTATACAAATCTCTCAAAAAATTTATCTTTTTTACGATCTACACCTATATCTTTTAGATTCTGATCAATAAGCTTATTTCTATAAATAGCAGATACATCTTTTGCAAGACGTATATCATCATCAATCATATCATCTGTAACACCTTCTGTTTTATACTTTTTGAAATCTTCTAAACTAGTAGTGAGGCTGTTGATATCTTTACCTTTTCTAGAGTAATCCAGAAATTGAGCTATTTTAAAGTTATTTTCGGCATTTTCGAAGCCTTTGGCAGCTAATGCTCTTACTACGTTATCTCCTTGTAATTGATGTCTGATATCATTGATATTGGTTAGACTTGCTCCACTTCCCATAAGAGCTCCGATAAATCCTCCAATACCCATCTCTATCTTTAATTGTTCATCAGTGTTATATTTATCATCCCAGTGCATACCTCTATATGCTAAATTAGCTTCTAAAGCCAATCTACCAGCTGTGGCAGCACCTCTAAATATATTATATGTATCTGGTACCTATGCATTATCAGGAAGATCCTAATACCATCTTCCTATCATTCCTTGCTATCCTTCTTCAGTACTTTCAAACAACCATCTCTTACCCAAAGCTAATGCCATATCTGTCCCAGCGTCTCTAACATGTTTAGCCTTCATTCTAGTCACCGGACTTTTCATAAGTTTAACTGCAGCTTTATCTATCTTTGAGTTAAGTTTAGACAAAAGAGCAGCAGTTGTTTTGTTTTTAGTAGCCAAATCTACAGCTTTGTTCATTATAGCTTTGAACCCTATAGACTTATTCAACAACTTACCACCATAACTTAAACCTAAGTTTTCAGCATAATCACCTAGAGCTAAAGCGTTGTTAGTCTCTTCTATCTATGTTAAACCTTTGCGAGCATCTTTGGCAAAAGTATTGTAGTTATTATCTTTAGTAGGTATATTGTAAGCTAAACCAAACTACAACGTTTCCATTTCATCCATCTTATCAGTATCATAACCCATAGCTTTCAAACCAGCTATATAGTCGTTCAATACTGTAGATAAGTCAAATTTACCATCAGCTGCAGCAGTTGCTAGTTTTTCAACATAGTTAGACATTACTTCTCCTGCAGTTTCTTTATGTCTAAAATACTGTGTGAACAGAGAGTTAACAACAGCTTCCCCAGCAGCCCAAGCTAATGGACTACCTCCTAATTTGGTACCATATTTTATACCAAGTGCAGTAAGCATTTGCCATCCCATACCTTGTAATTCTGAGGCACTACTACCAATGTGTAATAAACCATACTACCATGTAGAGGGATCTAAAGCAGATATTTGAACTTCACTACGTTTTCTATCAAGTACAGGATCTATAATATCTGGATTATAAAACAGAGGCATTGGTACTACTCCAAATAATGGATCATGTAACCAGTGTGCTGTTTTCAAACTCTATTGTTTATCTTTAAGCTCTGTAGATTTACTATCGTATTCTAACTTAGCATCATCTAATTGCTTCTGTAGATTGGCAGCTTTTACTTCTAATTGACTTAACGCAGCAGGGTTATTCTATGTAAAATCTATATTATTCTGTTTCCAAGATAAGTCTGCATAATAAGCCCATAATTTTCCTTCTGCTAGTTGATTTCTTACTGTAGAAGCTTCTATTGTTCTACTTGGCAATAAAGGATTTACAGACTCTGTTACAGCTCCATAGAATACATTGCTTAGATAAGGGTTAGTCTTAGCTTTTTCTTTTATATCTTCCTGTAATTTCAATAACTCTTCAAGTTTCTGTTGTGAGGCTTGAATGAGATCTGTATTCTATGGGTTAGCTTTTAATTGATTTTGGAGTTGTATATACTCTTTCTAACCCTATATATAATTCTGCGCTTCTTCAATTTCTGGTAGCCACTTACCTTCAGTGTCCATTAATTCTTTCTACCTAGAAGTAACATTTAAAGACAAAGCGTCTCTGGTATTTATATTAAGAGCTTGTTCTGCTAATGTAGTAGTCTTTCCGGATGAATCTTTTGTTGGTTTAAACAATTCGTAGGCAGCCTTACTACTACCTACTATAGCAGTAGGTATAGGATTGGTCATAAAAGCAACTGCCTTATTTACAGCCTCTAATCCTTTTCTAAAAGAACTATAATCAGATTCATCATTTGATTCTGTAGTATCTGTATCCTATTCCTAAGTAGATGGAACATATTCATCATCTATATGTCCATAATCTCCAGTACCAAATTGACTATCGCTAGTTCTATTTATTATTGATAAAAAATCGTCAGAAAATTTCATAAGTTATTATATTAAAGGTTTTCTTCCTAAGATAACATATCTTGTATATCTTGTGTTTTTGTTTGTATTCCAAGATTCTTGTCCATCCAAGCTGCATCAGAAGTTATAGCAGCTTCTCCACTTCTAGGTAATTGCTGTAGTACAGTAATTCTGATAGTTTTTACAGGAGTACTTGAAGATGTGGTAGTACTCTCTAAATTTCCTCTATTGTCATATCTTTCTGTAGTTTTAGGACCTGCATCCACAGTTACTGGAGTACCCAAAGCTGATAATGATTTTCTGTCTATTCTGGCTTTTAATAATTGATCTTCTGGAATGTATGCATGTTTCACTACATATATATCATTACCGTCAGATATCATTCTCTAATCAGAAGATATTTTAAAGTTAGAGAAATTATTTCCATCATTCCACAGACTAATAAACTTCTATAATCCTTTGTCAGCATCTTTTCCAATTGTATTATATACTAATTCTTTGGCTAACTTAAAGTTTGAACTATTATTTGCTGTGTAGAAACCATCTTTATCCTATTTTCCTGTAGTACCATAAGCTGCATACTTATCAGAAGCTTCATAGCTTATAGGAGTAGACATAAGATCAATTACAGCATTTTCTGCAGTACTTCTCCTTCTTGTATCCTTTAATACCTGATCGTAGTAATTCTTCATTTTACTTTCTACATAACCTGGATTTTTAAGATTAAGAACCTCTTGTTGCTTTTCAGGAGAAAGGGCTTTAAAACCTTGTTCTGCAAATGCATCCACTTCCTATGGAGTAAGATTGGTAAACTTAAGTAAGTGATTCCTGGTAGCATCTGATTCTAGTACTCTGGTAAGATTGAGTAAATTATTGGCAGTATTAGCAGCAGACGCATACTTGCGTTGTAACCTCATATTTTCTATAGCCATAGGATCTCTATCGGCTTTATTCCATGTATACTCTCTACCTGCAGTATATATCTCATTAAGTAATTGTTGTTGAGCCTGTTCAGGATTAAGACCCATCTTCTAATATGTCTCTAGATATTTCTAGTACTGAGGAGTATTCTGTATACTTGACAAATTTTTCTGTAGTTGAGCATCTGTCATTTCATCAGTAACACCATTCCATAAGAATCCATTCTTAGCACCAAGGAATTCCCCTTTCAAGTTATTAACATAAGGTTCTACGAGTTCACGTACAGACATATATGGTAATGGAGTAATATCGTCAAATATCTTACTATTTACTGTATCATAGTTAGCAAAGTCTACATCATGCCATAATGGGTTAAATCTATTCTCTAACATGAGTTTTTGATTAACCTCCTAACGTTTTAGCATTGCATCTCTACTAGATCTTAAATTACTTAAAGTACCATAATCTACGCTATTTATCATAGACTATAATTGAGATCTAAACGCTGCATCTTTTAAGGCATCAGGATTAGACACCATTTGATTAATAGCATTCTGGAAATCCTATCTACCTATAGTAAGATCATAATATCTCTGTGTATCTATCTAAGACGGTGATTGGAACTCACCGAATTTCTACAGTTGAGTTCCAAACTATTGAGCCGCTTCGTCTACAGCAGCTTTCTATGCTGCACCTATTCTATATAATTCTCCAAAATTGATAGGTACATAAGTATTTATAAATTGAGCCTATGCGGCTTGATCATACATATTTGCTGCCATAATTATCCTTTCTTAAATTTTTTCATAAATGATGCAAAATCTTTAGAACTATAACCAGCTTCAAGAAACGGTCCATACATATCCAACATAGCCATATCTCTACTCTTCTGGTTTTTCATCAACTGTTTATTTTGTGCATACTGTCTTAATTGAGTTAAAGCAGTTTTCTGAATATTTCTAGCAGCTGCCCTGCTTCTAGCATTCATGTCAACAGCCATATTAGTAGCATTAACTCTTTGTTGTCCGAGACTGTTTAAAGTATTAGCATATTCACCAGCATATTGATTGTTAACATTACTAGCCGTAGAATATAAATCAGTGATAGCTTTATCAGCGGCTATTTGACTCTACAACCTGTAAGCCAAGTTAGCTCCTGTACTCGGATTATAATTAGCAGCATTGTAATTACTTATAGATCTATTTTCTCTAATAGCTCTCTTAGCAGGACTAATGTCAAATTTACGATTAGCCATAGTAGATCTAATTTGTGATTCGTAAGGATTATATGTAGCATTAAACTATTCTGGTCTTGCATACATATTTGATATAGTCGGAGCTAACGCTGAAATATCAGTAAGTATATCATTTATACTATGTGACCAGTTTTTGTTATCTGTTGGATTACTACTTGAATTATCTGTGGTATTAGTAGTTCTTGTTGTAGCTATATAAGGAGCTACTTCGTCTTCTACTCTTGACATAGTCTCTTCACTGAGATCCAATTCATTATTTACAGGCTCTATCAAAGTATTCTTTTTAGAAGAAGGCATTCTAGTAATACCAGTAGTTTTTCTAGTTCCTGTTGTAACTGTTGCAGGAGGTGTTGATACATTTGTTATTGCCTACTCTGCACTAGTTGATCTAGGAGATCCTGTCGCAGATAACAACCAATACGGTACTCCACCTCTCCATTCTCCGCTGTTTACTAAAGCATCAGATGCTAATGTCTTAGCAGCAAGAGAAGAAGCATTTGTGAAAAAGTTAGGAGTATTTCTTCTTGGAGTTGCTATTTGTTCATCAGGAACTCTACTCTGAACCTCATTATTCAAATTAAGATTATTAGATACAGCAGTAGGAGTATTAGTATTATTGTATTTACCAGGAGTATATCTTGTAGAGTCATATGTATCTTCCCAATAATTCCATGGTCTATACAATCTGTCTGCAACCTTAGTATATCTACCATTATTAGCTGCAGTAATTACATCACCGCCAGCTGCTGCCTGTATTCCGTTTTTAGTTTTTCTATTTACTTTTGTAGATTCTTGTATAGCAAACAATTTGTTGTAAATAGCCTGATCGTTTATCTCATTAAGCATTGCAGCATTCTCTGCATACTTATCTGTTCTATTTGTTTTCTTTTTTGACATTAATCTCTTACCCATCTGCGCAAATGTTTCTTTACTTCCTGGTACTTTTCTTTTATCACTAAGTATTCTAGTACCTTCTGGCAGATCAACCAAATTACTATCTGTAGGTTTACCTTCTTCTGGCACTTCTGCAATGACTCCTTGTGGAGTATTAAGTAGTTCACCATCATCTACATATGCTAAACTACTGATCATTCCTCCTTGTGCCATTGTTTGTATATCATTATCATAATCGTCGTAAAACTCCTGTTCATTAATACTTCCCATCTACAAACTAGCCTAATTACTTCTAGCATTAGCTTGTGCTTGTTCAGCTTGACGACGTAGCTTTCTCCTGTTCCTAGCACCTCCTCTAATACCTGTACCATATTTGATATCAACAGTATCATCATATGGATTCTTAGATACAGATACAGAACCTTTCTTACCAGTGATACCAGAAGCTAATCCAGCTACACCACCTACTATAGCACCAACAGGACCACCTACTGCAAAACCCGCAGCAGCGCCTTTGGCTGTACCAGATATAGTACCCATTGCTGTTTGCATTCTAGATTCACTTACAGTAGAAGCTGTAGCAGGACCTGTAACATTACTGATCATTGAATTAATTGCATCGCCAGCTTGACCTATTCCTGCCATACCACCACCTCCAGATCCACCAGATCCTCCAAACATATTCGCAAAATTACTAGATTGCAAGAAATTAGCAGAACTAGTAGGTTTAGCATTACCAGGAGCATATACCTATACTGACTGTGGAGCTGTTAATTGTGTAGGTAGCTGAGAATTGAAATCGGTTCGCATATATGGTGTCATACCTCCACCTACATATTTTTTTCTTTTATTTATCTTTTTCATACCATTGAATATCTATATGTTGTGTTTATATTAGGGAGTCTGAAGTTGTGTTGATCATTGCAATTAATAATATAATCACATATCATATACTTACCTTTCATTCTACCAGGAAGAGACATGTCATCTACACTAGTTTTCTCCCTACCAACAGCAAACCTAAATGTATCTTCTCGCTGTTCTATTGGATTATTTACTTCTGTATTATCTTTAAATATAGTTCCTTCTTGAGTCTTTGTAGTGAATTTAATAACTTGCATCATCTTTCTAACATCATCAAATTCTCCACTAAAGAACACATTATCAAACGTCTTAGTTAATAATGGATCTTTATTGATTACTATCTATAATCTAGACTTTAATTCATTTAACGGAAAATCTGCGCTTTCTTTTATTATCTAGTCCTTAATATACAAGAGTTTGTCTGGGAATGATAAGTAATTATCTGGGTTAAATGTTCTAAACGAAGAGAACTGTTGAATTTGTTCATCATAAGTAAGTACTTTATCTTCAAATCCCATCTGTACCTCGTTAAACTTAGGATCATATATACTTACTTTTGCTTTTTGTTTATCAGTATTCAACCATGACTATACACTCTTAGCTTTGGATAATTTCTATACTCCATTACCATATGAACATATTTCATTCTTACTATCATCATACCAATATAAACCATTAGGACTAGTTACAATACTTTTATCATTTGGTGTATCAGATCCATTGGATGTAGTTAAATAGTCATATCTATCCAGTACACCACCAGTACCTAATACTAGAGGAGCTTGATTGTTATCTGTTATAAGTGATCTATCGTTTACAGATGCTATTCCTACGGCATCTTTCTACCAGAATAATAACTGATTATTAAACTGCTTTAAGTTTGTAATATCTCCATGAGATGAATCTACATCAAGATAATCTGCTGGTTTAAATGATGTCCAACTATCTGATATCTCATTAGCAGTCTTAGTACCAGAGTATCTAATTCTATTACCAGACTGCAAATTGCTAATAGAGTAATTAGAATCTGTTACATACATCTAAGCATCTGGCTATCTAGAGTAGGCATCATTATATGCAAAGTATGGTTTACTCTATGTATGACCACCATATGATGCACCAGAGATAGATAATGATAAGTACGGGTCTACATAATCTAGATCACTAGATCCAACTCTAGATGCAGAACTACCATACAATAAAGCGAGATTAATAGTAGTCTCAAAAGGAATATAGTCTGAAACTGTAACTCCACAATTCACATCAGGACTTTCTGTACCTCCCCAAAATTGAGGAATATACATTACAGTTTTATGATCTAATACTCCTAAATAAGTATCACCACCAAATACTATAGCATTACGATCAGATAAGTCATGATATGTATATGTACTTATGTAAGTAGAGTTACTACGAGCACTATAAGTGTTTCCACTGTATGGTATATTGTTAGTTTTTATATTAACTACTGGTGTAGTAAATTGAGTATAATTAAACTCTCTAATAAGATCAGCAATAGTACCAGAAACTCTAGGACTCATAGGTTCTGTACCAGCTCTATCTATGTTTATATTCTGTTGTACACCTATATTATTGTTATCTCTAGTGACAACAACACAATTTCCATAGTAACCAGTCTTATTATATATTTCTTGATTATCCTATCTACCATTCATACTTACAGTAGCATTAAGATAAGTTTTACCAGAAATAGAAGAGTGTTTAGATGCTGCATCCGGCCAAGAGAATCCTTCCATTATAATAGGACTAACAGATTCATTTATATCAAATTTACCCCTAGTAGTTCCAAATCCAGTATAGTGAGCTATATATCTCTTTCCTATCAAATTAGTTATACCAGTCCACTCTGCTGCATTTCCTACCATGAATATATCATTAAGAGCCTCTGAACTAGAACTTGCTATTGAACCCACTCTAGAACTTTGACTAGCATATTCATTAGTAACTGCTACTCCACTTCTTACCTACTATGTTCTATTAGATTTAACGTAATAGCCATATGCTGTAGCTTGTCCACCAACAGAACTTATATGTTCTTTATGATTAGTTCTAGGATCTAATTTCAAACACATATCTGCTCTACAACCTTTGACACTCTTCGCCATGTCATCCTAATTAGCATCAATTTCTGGACTAATAAGTGTTGATATATAGTTGTCAACTCTTTCGGATACCATCCACTAGTAACTAGCATTACCAATAATAGAATCAGTTATCTAACCTACTTTCTGCCAACTATTTCCCAGGAATGTATATGGTCTTCTGGTATTCTCAGATGCTATATCATATTCTGCATCTCTAACAGAATGATATGGATATGATACAGTTCCAGATAATAGAGCTTGAGTTAATATAGTTCTATCTTCTTTTGTTCTATTACATCTTACTATTTGATATGCTTTAGCTCCATCAGGATAATTCTTTATTTTAAAGTTTATACCAATTGCTTTTCCATAAAGAGTAAGATCTTGTACATACCATGGACATGCTTCCCAACAATGAGGGAATTTAATATCTCCAATCCAATATACTGGAGTAGCAACATTTCTTTCATTAAAGAATACAATACCAAATCTATATACTTCATCTCTCTGATATCCTTTATACTTACTAGCAAAGTAAGGATCAGCATAATTTCTGAATCTGCTTATGCCGGATGCTCCTAGAGATATCTAGGATACAGTAGAACCATTAAGATTGTTTATGGTAATCTTATCACTAGTAGTAACAGGAGTATTTATAGTAAGAGTATTTGTGAAGTTATCATCTAGCATTACATCTGTAGTAACGAATTCGTAATCTATGTTTAGACCAGTACCTCCTAACGTAGTACTACCAAACTAATACTTACATACATCTCTATTACTAAAATCAGGATCTTGACTGTTATACGGATTAATACAGTCATGAGATTCTGGTATAGAACTCAAGGTGCTATTAAGATTAGAATTTGTTACTATTACTTCTATATTCTGATCTTCGCTAGAACCATTAAGTATTAACTTATTACTAGCAGTAAATCTGTATGATCTAGCATCATATTGTGGTTTCCATGTAGATTCTTTAATATTAGCTGCGAATAATATATTATCCTTGGATTCTATAGTAGCCGCAGTAAATGTACTCTCTTGTATCTTATTAAACTCTTCTATAGTAATAGTATTTATTACATTACCACCAGTATCATTAAATATGTATTCATTAGTAGAAGATGATATCTCATTTTCTTGAAATATTTCAATCTAAGGATTTTCAGTAAAGTCATTATACTTTATACGAATTAATCTGATATTATCAAATAATCCTTCAGGTACATCATTTAATTTAACTTTAAAGTTAACGCTTTTACCAGAGTTTACATCCTTATTATTGCCCATATAGTTCTTCTATCCTTCTGATACTTCACTATTAGTAAGATGTATAGCATTACTAACTGGAGAGAAGTTAGTAGCAGAACCACGAGCATTAAATAACTGATAAGAGTACTGTACTATACCGGTAGTCAGCGAACCTCCTCCCAATGATATTACTTCTGGTGCTCCGAGTAAAGTAGATATTTGTATATCCAACAGACTAGTATTCTTTAGATTACCATTAGAGTCTAGTAAAGGATTACCGTTAGGAGTTTGCATATATCTACCGTCCATTATATTAAGAGTCTTAATAGTCTGATCTGGAGAGGCTATATAGATTTTAATAATAGTAGCAGATTCATAGTTAGCTACTATTTTTACTTTAGAACTTACATTATAACCCAGTTCACCTTTGACTATTACTGTAGCTTTTAATGGTAGATCATCATAACCTTCTACTCTATATATTCTGCATATTTTAGTACCATCTACAGTAAGTATGACACCATACTTATCAACTGTAGTAGCAGCTAGTACTGTTTCATTGGGGTTCAAGAAGTCTCCTCCCTCTACCATTCTAGTATCCTATACATTCTGCAACACACCTGTGGTACCATCAGTATCAGTAATTACACGTACATTCTCCGCATATCTATACTGATTGTCTGGTATCATAGTTACATCTGTATCTAGATTCATACCACCAACGAAAGTATTTGTCTATAATGTATTAGTCATTATCTATTCCAATTATAAAGTATTTGTTCATCTCCTGTACTCTCAAAGAATGTATCATGATCTCTCATCTCAGTATAAGGTTTGTGCCATACATTCTTAATAGTTTCCAACTCATCTACAGTAGGCATCATAGCTTCTGCATATGCCTATCTACGGTAGAAGTTCCATGAGTTTCTCATATCGTAGTATATATTCTAATTCAGCTGTCCTTTTAAATATTTGGGATAAGACATCTTCATTGCTACATACCAGAATATAGCTTCAAAGTATGATGGTATATCAGGTATCATAGGCATACTGTCTTCATCAGTAATAATAGCATGGTATGATATTTTTAACCATCCACATGGTACATTAACAGTAATATATCCAGGTTTAGTAGAGTATTGTAAGCTTGTATTAAATGTTGCTGGATTACCTATAATAAGTCTACCATTATTACTAGGTATAGTATATTGGTTTACTAAAGCACTTAATGTCTACTTAACATTAACATCTTCATTAAGAATATCAATAGCTTCCTTATCTGTATTAACATTGAATATGTTCTTTACTAAAGGTATAAGTGCATTATCCTTTATTAACATTTTAGGATTACATTCACCACATTTCTTATATACACCAAAAGAGTTGGTAACCTTTCTCATTGGCAACCAACCACATCCGTTTTCAAAAGAAAACGCTACTTGATTTAATCTATATAAATCACAAGGTAATTTAGCTTGGTAATCTACTACCTATATGTTTGCTACTTTATGTTCTAACTGCTGTACTGCTCCAATTTTCTCCATTGCTTCACCAATCCATTCGCGTACATCAGTTATTCTTATTTCATCTTCTTTTAAATCCAAGTCGGCTATGATCTTAGCTAACACAGCCTTTGAACTAATTAACTTATTATCTATCATAACCTTATTTGATTGTAGTATAATCGTGTTCTCTGTTCTTAATTATTTGAGCTAATCTGCGTTTGTTCGCTCTAGAAGCTACAAACTAATATTTCGTCTTATTTGTTAGTAAACAATCCTTTTTACTCCATAAGAATCTAAACTTATAGTAATTACTGTGTTCATTAATGAAGTATACAGCTTTACCTTGTACTTTACTTTCATGATAGTCTATCCTAAGACTCTTGTTATCAAAGTTCTTAGGCTATCGTTTTACTATACTTAGATTTCCAAGTCTACACGGTAGTTTGAATTCTCTACTATTTTCCATTATCTCTTCTACGATATACTTAAAGTAATCTTCAACAATTTGTCTGTATGTTTTGTAATCAACATCATATACAGTTTCCCTTTCGATATAAGATAAGTAGAACTCATAGAAGTCGCTTATTGTATAAGATTTCTTCATTGCTATCTAACATTAATGTTCTACATATCATCTCTAGAGTTATTAGTTTCGTCTGACGGAATCTGATGCATGATATTCAATTCTTTAGTAAATATCATATCTTTGATTACAGGTATCATATGCGCAGGTGCAGGATATGAACTATCAGGATCGAAACATTCATTGATATCAGCAGGATTCTCAGCTATTACTCCTATCTCTACCCATTCGAGCTGGTGATCATTACCCGGATCTTCCACATACAATCTATTGTTTTTGATGTATGCTATATAGTCTCCGCAAGTATACTTTCTATACTTTTGATATTTCATCTTTGTCTCATTACCTAGCTGAATTAGATTACCGAACATGTCTTTTACATATACTAGACCTGTTCTAAAATGAAAGTCTATCAGTTTAGGTAATTCTATGTCACTTCTATATTCTATATGACCTGCTGTACTATCTATTCTATCAATGTGTACACATGGAATAGTTTGGACATACATAGGATTTATATCTCTACCCTTATCTATGTCCTACTTGATGAGTACAGCTCTATAGTTGTGAATCCATTGTTCAATCTATATTCTACTTATATGTTCTGATTCAGCAACAGAACTATTGCGCAATTCAAGTAGAATATCATCAATAATAGTATTCAGTGTGTTTAATTTCATAATGCATTATTTATTAAATATCTTTATAACGTATTTAGATGCGTTCTAAGCCATTTTATAGGTGTAGTAGTACAATTGGTCAAGTAATATAATAGCGTTTGTCTAGAAGTCTTAAAATAAAAAAAGGCTAGTTATTAACTAGCCTCATTCATTGCTTTCTGCATATTCTATGGTAACATCTATTTCATCTAAGGTGGAACCATATTACTTGCCTGTTTTATTAAATCTTTAAGTTCTCTAACCTAATCTTGTAATTCCTATATTCTAGGATCTTCCTTTTCAGGTTCTTTCTCTGTATAATCTAACTACTTAAGTATAGCTTCACATTTAGTCATTTCTTCGTCATACCTAGCAACAGCTTCTTTTTTCGCTTTATATTCATTGTAGCTAGATTTAACCATATTAACTATATGTTGTTTGTCTGTAGCTACAGTAAGACCTAGTTGAGTATCATTAATTAATGATTTGCCTTCCTCTACTGTTAACTTCTTTTGTTCACCACCGCAACTTATAACTATGTCTACCAACTTCTTTCTATTCTAGTTAGGCATTGGAAACTACTATGGTGGCAGTGGTTCGTCGTACACTTTAGATACACTTACTATATTACCGGCAAAGTAATTAGTACTCTTCTTAAATGTACCTATGATTTCTAATACGTATATAGGATCACCTATACTCAATTGCGAAAATGTTATCACAATAAGTATTTGTTTAAGGGCTCCGAAGAGCCCTTGTTAATATTAAGCTGCCTGTGCAGCTATGTTTGTAGGATATGCATTTACTAATTGATAAGTGTTATTACATTTATTATAGTAAATCAAATATCTGAAATTGAGTTGTAAGTCACCGGCTTGTACTTCTTCTTGTAATGCATTACGAAGCATGCTCTGAGTAGTATTGTTCTCTGCATTATCATCTGATAAACCAACTGGAAGAGAAGCGTCAGCTGTAGCAGATGCCTGTCTTACATCCAAGAAAAACAGTCCCTCTTTAGGTAAACTAAGGAATTCCTGATGATTTACATCATATCTTACTTCTGTAGTAGTAGCAGATACACCTGTAGTTCTAAGTACCGGTATACCAGAAATAGTATTCAATCTTCTGCGACGTCTACCGAAGAAGAACGGATTAAAAGGACCAAACGGGAATAGTGTTTGTTGTGTATTATAGAAAGGAAACATAATTACCTCCTTTCTTATTAGCAACCACAGTTGTTATAACCTACTCCGCAGTTTGCATAAGTATCACCAGCAAAAGCTCCATACGCAGCAGCTTTGAAAACTTCTGGATTATAAACAGACAGCTGAGGATATGGTACATTTACAGTGTTAGGAAGTTTGCACTTGATACCATCAACGTCAGATTGCAATGCATTTAACTTAGTAACAATAGGCGTAGTAGCCTGACTTATCATTGTACCAAATGTAGCAGTCTGATGTTCTTGACTTAACTGAGATACCAGTGTAGAATTTTTCTCACGCAGAGAGTCAATCTTGTCAAGTAGTGCCTAATTTTGCATAGCATCAAGTTTTGCTATAATAGCATTAGTATTTGCAGTACCATTATCACGCAGAGACAAAGTATTGCTGTTCATTGTGTTAACCAAGTTGTTAGTCTGATTACATACAGCCAACTGGTTTTCGTAACCCATCTTAGTCAGGTTAAGATTTACACCATCTATAGATCTCTAAGTGGTGCAGCAGCAGTTTGCCAATTCAGAAGCAAGAGATGCATTACCTGAAGTAATAGCATTTATTACTTGCTGACTGGACAACTTAGTATCACAAGCAATCTGATTTACACTAGCATTAATAGTATTCAATGCACTCTATACTGAGTTAAAGTCACAATTCAAAGTATTAGACAAGTTGCTGATAGCTTCTTTATTACCATTGATAGCCTGCATCAACAGACTAGTATTAGCATCAGTATTCAATTGAGAAGCAAGTTGAGAAGCTTCGCCACCTCTATTACCGAAGCCGTTGCCTCCCCAGCCACCCCAGCAGAAGAAGATCAGGATAATCCAGATCCACCACCATCCGCCGTTACCGCCGAATCCGCCATTGTTATTCATCATAGCCATCAAAGCAGCAGGGTCCATACCTTTATTTGCATTCTGCATTAAAGCAGCCAGACCAGCGTCAAAACCGCGGTCTTGAAGGATAATTTTATCTTCTAACATAATTGATTTTATTTAGGATTGATTTAATTTGATTAATATCTAATATAACGTACAGAACGACCACGTTTAAGTTCATCTTCGTAAGGAAACATTCTTTCCTTCTCATAATCCCTCTCATCGTATTCTCTGTCATATTCTCTACGTCTACCATATGAAGATCTTCCCATTCTTCCACCTCTACGGTAAGTTCCATAGGGTTCGTCATCGTCATCATCTTCATCTTCATATTTACTGTAGTTTCTATCGAAGTATTCTTCTTCTGCATCTCTCAGCTTATCGCACATTACATAAATATAATAGTACCACATTTTACCTTCATCAATGTCTTTGTCACATATCCAGGCTTTAGCTAACTCTACGAAATACTTAGAGTTATTAGAACCTGTCATGTTAACAATTACTTTGTAGTAATCTGAGTAAACCATATTCAATGCAACATACCAATCATACTTATTGAACTTGCTATCAAAGCGAATTCCGTATTGATTTGCAAGAGCAGAAGTTTCTTCTACAGACCAATGTTGGCCTCTAGATCCGTCTTCGTTTTCCATCTTACTTACAGCTTTACGTGCATGTTCTTCATCAAAGTGAGGACCATGTTTAGCTTCATAAGCCTTTGTACGGATTATTCTATGCATATTATTATTGATTAATATTATAGATTGATTTTATTTACTAATCTCTATTATTCTAGTATCTGTTACTTTGATAAGTTTGTTAGAGTTGTTAATCGTATATTTTCTGTGAATATCTTTTTTAAAATCAAAGTGGAAGAATCTGGCTAGCCACGTCTTATACTTATTACGATATTCTTTCTTTTCTTCTACAAACAGCGTTTGCTAGTTTTTTAAATCTAATGTGGCTGTTAAGATTGAGTCTTTTCTACTTACTATGATAGTTGTTAAATCATTTAATTTTAATTCCTAAGTAAAGTCAACCTCTTTGGTTTTAATTACTGTTTTAACGGAATCTTTAACTTCGGTATTGATTACCTGTGCCTATACCAGATTCTTGTCTTTGATTTTTAATTTCTTTTTAGTATCGTTCAACTACTGTACTATACTATCTCTGCTAGTATTAAGATCAGATATAGTTAGTTGTAACGTTCGATTTTCTTTTCTACTTGAATCTAATAACGATTCATAATATTCACTATTACTGGATAGTCTAGCTATTTCCTTGTCCTTCTTTTGTAGCTGCTTGTACATAAAAAAAGCACTTACCGATAGTATACATATGAAACCTATGGTAAGTGCTCTGAAATGCGTTGCAAGCCAGTTAACTACTGATATTATTGCTGTTATCATTGTTATTTGGTTTAAAATCTTTTATATCTAAATCTACTCCTAGATACTTTTCACCTTTAGCTTTGATAACTTTGCCTAGTACTTTTTCTAATACTTTACATATTTTGCAATCCGGATGTAAGTCCTTCATTGATTCTAGCCAGGATATGAATTCAGTTCCACATATCATACCAGATACAAACTCTACGGCATGTAAGTTCAATGAGGTAACTATATGAGTATCTATAACGTATGCTCCTACTATCAACAATGTAGCTTCAAATACTTTATTAATAGTTTTCCATAACTTATAAGACTCGATATGTTTGTGTCCGTATTTCCTTGATACTTTGTAACCTAATATGACATCTATCAGTATAAAACTAGTTGCCGCAATTATAGCTACCTAAACTGGTGCTAAGAAAGATGTTATTCCAGCAAAGCAACTGCTGGCGAATCTTCCTGCGCTACTGAATATACTTTTGAACAAAGTCATTATTGAATCTCCTATATTGTAAATCATAGCAAGTATTTTGAGAAAGTAAAAACCCTGAGAGATTGCTCTGACAGGGATGATATTTTATCTGAGATATATTTTAAAAACGTATGTTATTGTGTTAGGTTTTCTTCTTCTTACTTTTTGATATGTATTGCAATAGCTCTTTATATTTAGTCATTTTACTAAATAAATTACGACCATTACAGTACTTAATCCAACCTATATAACTACATATTTTCTATTGATAAGCACTCTTGTCTAAGTTATCTTTCTTGTTCAATTTACTTACTCTTTTACAGAAGTTCTTCTTAATATGCTTTCTTAACAGAGTGTGAGTATGAAATATCTTATACCCTACGAAATCTATTCCTCTATCGTCAACTTTAAATATTTGCCAGTTGTCTTTAAAGTTAATATTAAGTCTTTCTTCTAAGTACTACTTCATATCCTTAAACAACTATCTTAAATAGTCTTTATCACTATGAAGTATTACAATATCATCTGCGTATCTGAAATAGTATTTTATATGTTTTTCTTCTTTGATCCAGTGATCTAGATATGTTAAATATAGATTAGCAAAGAATTGTGATAAGTAATTACCAATTGGTACTCCCTATGCAGAATCTATTATTTCATCTAATATAATTAATAATTTCTTATCTTTTACTTTTCTTCTTATTAGCTATTTTAATATATCATGATCTATTGAAGGATAAAATTTTCTGACATCTAACTTAAGACAGTATTTTGTATTGGCTTCATCTTTCAGTGCGAACTTAACATCTTTCAGAGCTTTATGTATACCACGATTTTTTATACAACTATAAGTTCCTTTAATGAAGGATGATACCCAAATAGGTTCCATAATATTCATAATAGCATGATGTACTATTCTATCTGGATAGTATGGAAGCTTGAATATTCCTCTTTCTTTAGGTTCATATATCTTGAATATATAATATTCAGAAGTCTTATATTCACCATCTATTAATTTCTTCTATAGATCTAAAAGTAATTTTTCTCTATTCTTATCAAAATTAATTATTTCAGGTCTATGTTGTTTTTGTCTTCTAGCTCTTTTATCTGCTAGATATAAATTGTCTAAAGCTACTATTTTGTCAAATAAATTATTATATCTTTTCATCTGTAATCCATTACCGAGTTTTCACGAAAAAAGTTACTAACACAGTTAATTAGTATGTTATCTTTTACCAAGGGGTAAGGTCTTCCTCTACAGTCTCTTAATTTCTTTATTTGTTTAATTACGGATTCAGTGTACTGACATTAGCATTAGCATTGCTAAGCTCATTGTTAGAATTAACATTGAGTAACCTAGCATTCGTGCTATTACTAGCATTACTGCTTAATGATGAGGAACAACCTATCTATATTTTTAATTAAATTACGGTATATAGATTAACCGAGTACCGACAGTAGCATAAGCATAGCCAAGCCCATTGTAAGAATTAACATAGAGCAACCCAGCAGACGCGCCAATACCAGCAGCACCGCCTATTAATGTTAACCTATCAGTTGTACTATTGTTAGTCCAATTGTAGTCACACCAATAAGTTGTAGTATTACCACCGAATGTTTCATCTATTGGAGGCAATATATCAAATGCTGCATTGTATACTAACTTCTTCTTATAACCTTCAGTAATAGTAGTACTACATTGATAGTCATAATCTGATATATTAGTAGATCCAAATGTACTTAAGTCGGTATTTATATAAACGTCATTTTTATTAGTTTGCGCATTAAAATGTACAAGTGTGTCTATACAATTTTTCCATACATGACCAAATGGATTCTCAATACCTCTATAAGTAGGAACATTATAAGACTTCTGAGTTGCAACACCTTCTGCATCAGTACTATTGACAGTAACAGAAGTTATACCAGTAGAGTTTCCATGTTCGTCTGTACTTCCGCAAGGTACACAACTCCAAGTATCTACTCCATTTACTTTAATATTACCTGTAGTAACTCCATCTCCAAGACCACCTTGATGATAACCTTCTGCAGTTAATTCGGCATTGAAAGCTTTCTAACTGTTGGTACATGCATATTCAACTAAGTAAAGCACAGTAAGTATTCTATGAGCTCTGTAAGTATACATGTTCCAATTCGTAGTACTGGAGTTATTAGCCCTAGCTCTAGATTGCATAGTAGTTCTATTAATGTTTACTACTGGAGTAATAGATCCATTGTTAATAGATTTTAACACATTATCTACATTAGATGCTTCATATGCAGAAATATAGAACTTCTCCACATGTTCAGCTTCTGGAATATGAGGATCTGCTGGATATAAGTTCAAATATACAGTAGTATCATCTCTCATACATTTATACCAGAACTCTGGTATTTCTACCATAGTATTTAATGTCATGTCTCTATCAGTACCATCTTCATACTTGGTTCTATCTGTAGCATTAAGATATTTAACTGTTCCATCAGAAGTAATCGTACAAGATTTCATTTTGGACTGTATAGGAAGTTCTTTATGCCATGGCATATAACCAGTTCTAGTCATTAATGTATTCTATGGCTCTATAGGGAAGCTGACTCCGTAATAGTTAGTAAATACATTAACATCACCTAGATATGCAGCTACAATATTTTTATCTCCTAATTTCATATTATTCGTGAATTAAATATAGTGTTTTAGAATCTTTAACAGACAAAGTGTCATATTCTGTCTAAGTCATAGATACTACAGTAGATACTTCATCAGATGTTACACAGTGACTCAAGTCTACTGTTTCAGATAACTTATCCCATTCAGCAGGACTAGCTACAATACATACATAGTTAGCACCAGTATCTGTTAGATTATATACGTCTCCAACTACAGCTGTAGCAGGTAGTGCTTCGAAATTAGCTACAGAACCTTTCACTCTATATACAGATGCTACTTTAGCATCTACTTGTTCCTTAGTATATGCATCCTGAATACCATAACCAGACAAAGTAGTAGCTTTATTTGCTTTATTAGCTAGTTCTTTGTTAATAGATTCAATTAGATCATTATCAGTAATAGTACTCCATTCAGATCCAGTCCATGCTTTAATACATCTACCATATGGATCAGTTTGTAAGTCTATCCAATACTGTACTTCTTTGTGATTGGGGGTTGACTTACTAGGTACGAAATTTATAGTTTCTCTCATAGTTGTTCTTCTTTATTAGTCCATTTATCACTGTTTAACAGTTCTTCCAATGCGTCACATTCATAAGTAGGATAAGGATATACTACTTCTGTAGCTTCATCTTCATCTGTTAATGGTAAAGTCATTATTGATGGGAATAGCAATTCATAGTTAGCAACTTTCATGATTACTTCAGTTCCATCCACACTATAACGAAATACTAAATGTAATTCATCTAATGTTTCTTGTGTCATGTCAACCAGCTCTTCAGCTGGTACTACTATATATTTCATTCTTGTATAAATATTTTGTTATTTAAATCAATTATTTCGTCTTTCTTCATTCTGTATTGCCTTCTATTCCTACGTACTCATTCAGCTCTAAAATCTTGTCATCTGTTGAGATTTCATCGAAGAGCATGAAGTCATAGAGAGACATTTTAGCAAAATTAGATGATTTACCAGTATTACAACCAATTACTGGTACTATTATACCTCCTAAAGAAGAATTAGCAATTGTAATATTATGAGTTATATCTTTTAATGTATAAGTTTCAATATTATTATTTTCTATTCCATCTATATAAGTTTTACCATCCTGATTACGTGCCTGATATGCTATTCTAAGATTAACTGCATCATCTTCTAAAGTTGTAAGTACAGCAAAACTTCCAGATGCTCTTTGGTCATATAACAGTATTGGAGATTTTTGCCAATTTACTTTCATCAATACTTGTTTGCCACCGACCGTAGTAGGAATAGTAACAAAGTCATCTACACCATCTAAGCAGTAGGCTCCTTCGTATTCTCCTACTTGTTCAATAACAAGATTAGACCAGTCTAAATTAAGACCATTTGCTCCTATAAAAAATCCAGTTGAATTTGTGACATTTGTATAACTACTTATCTCATTAATTCCATTTTCTAATTTTATACTAGAATCAGTTGATAAACGTAAATATAAATTTCCACCATCAGGTATTCCTTTAATATTAATAGTGAATTGATTTATATTAGAACCTTTGGGTTTAAATAGAATCCATTGGTCTTGTTTATTAAAACTAGAATCAAGACTAATAATACTATCTGTACATTTAACTCCTGTATATAAAGTCCACTTAGTAAAGTCTTCTGTATATCCATTAGCCCCACTATTTAGTGCATAAGCAGAATTATGAATAACTCCATGATTACCGTGACCTGATATATCAGGAATGTAGCCTAGTATCTTATAGCTAGAGTTTGGTATTCTTAGCCTGCTAGGAGATAGGATGCATTTGGGTTCGTTAGTACCACCTATCCAACTGTAATCACAGGCAAAAACCATTTGCTTTTCTACTTTTAAAACATCTCCGGCTTTTACCACCTTTCCATTATAATAACTATTTGCAGTACTATATAAACCAGACAATAAATTGATTTTACTATTATAGCCAAATTCACTTCCGACTTTTAGCTTATCTCCCCAAGAAACTTTTTTCGCATTTTGGGTGATAACCCACATTTCTGGATAAGGTTGTACAATATCCTCGTACCTTATGTACTCGTCAATAGTGATGTCTATCTTTTGAGGGGACTTAGGTAAAGAAGAATAATCATATATATAAGTAGTACCACTAACTTTATTAAATACCGTTTCCTTCCCATTAATAGTTAGCTTTACAACTTCATCCACTAAACCTTTAGGCTTAACGTGAAAAGTTATAGGAGTATTAATAGGATAATATGAACCTATAACCATTGGGGTAGAGCCTGAAAAAGCTGTAATAGTATATTCTGAATTACTCTTCACTATCGGTCTAAACTCCACCATATTTGGATACAGCGTACCCAGCTTGTACTTCTTCAACTGACGCTCGATTAAGAATTCTGACATACTATAAGGGAAAGACATAAGAGAATAAATAACTCCATTGAAGAAACGAGAATCATTATCTCTTAAAGTACCTAACCAAAGAGTATCACCATCAACTCCTTCTCCTACTGTTAATTCAGTATTTTCCGATTTATATTTAGTCTGCCAAAACAAGATTCTTGATAAATCATCTTTTATAAATGCCGTAACACCTCCAAAAGAGAATAATTGTTTATTTAATCCAGCCGAATTAGCCATCATCGAAATAAAAGCTCCATTATTAGCGATAGGAGATTTAGAAACAATAGCTCCTCCCCATCCTTCGCTTGTATAACTTATACGTTCATAATCTATAATGAAAGTATAATCTTTGTAAATCGGCATCCCTGTCACCTTACCAAAGTCATTGATACCATCAAGTAATACTCCTCCTTCATAACTAGGTAATAGAGTTATCTTAACAGAACCTTTGTTACTTTTAGGATTAACCCATTCGCCAAGACTCATTATTTCTGCATCTTCCGGTATATCTGTAAACTTATCAATAGTTGCTAATGTTATTGTATTTACACCCGATTTTAAAGTTTCGTATAATGCCTTAGTTGTAACATTCTCGTCTATCTTATATTTACATTCATGAACTAATAGCATATCATCTTGGTATAGAACTATATTAATAGAATCATGAACTTTATCAAAATCAGAAGTTCTATTAATCATACTTACCCAATAAGCATTAGAAGTAGAATCTACTACTCTAGTAAACTCATCTATTTCTGTTACTGTCGAAGTTTGATAAGGAGTATTAGTCCAATCTTTAAATGTTTCATATTGTTTAGCCGCGATACCACTACCGCCTTTCCAAGCCAGATTATTCAACTGAATATCCCTACCATTACCGGAAAAGTCAATCAGCTTATCGCCAAACTCTGCGTGGTTCTCGTTGGTGATTCCCTGCTTGATGGTATTACACAGTATATCAGGGTTAAGAGTCCTATCCAAGTTGAAGTAATCGATTACTTGGTTGATTTGGTCGGTAGTCAGTACCTTGTTGGCGATGATTGTCCAGTACCAAGCGACAGAACTAAAATCGCCAGTATTATTACCGTCATTATACGAATATCCTTGAACGCTAAAATTACCATTGATTATGGAGTCTCTATTGTCGCCATTAGACGTATAATCATTCTTATCACCTAATATATTATTTACAACTGACAAACCCATTAAGTCAGAAGAAGTATATCCATATATTCCAGTCTTGTCGTAGTTATTCACGATATTACGGAAATAGCCATTGGCACTACCTCTTATATAATTGGTAAAAGATACATTATTAGCTGAATCTTTAACTTGATGAACCATGGACACGATTGTTAGTTCATTGCTTCCTCCCAGCATCTCCTGTACGGTCTTGGTGGAAGTAATCAGGTCGTCAACTCCGTCGGTGACGAATGCGCCTTCGAAAGAGGGGATTTGCTCGATTCTTATATTATTCCAATCGTAAGAACTTTCTACTGTAAATCCTACACTAGCACGATTATTATTAATCTTAGATTCAGGTAAATGATAAATACCATCTTTTGGTATAGTATATGCAATAGGCATATTAGCTGTTTCATCTGAAATATAAAAGTATAAGATTTTTCCTCCTTTTGGAATACCTGAAACTTTTATATTCATTTCATTTATCTTACTTTCACTAGAGTGCTTATATATAAACCAACTAGATTTAAAATTTCCATCGGTAGTAACTACACTATCAGTAACTTTTATATTTGGATATATCCTCCAATCAGTAAAATCTTCCTCGTATTTTCCAAACCCACTATTAAGCTTGAAAGCAGCATTACTTATGATAAACGGGTTGTCAGGGTCCACCAAGTTCTTGATAATAGCTCTATCAGAATCATTATTAGTCTTATTACCAACTATAACTACAGCTTTAAGAGAAGCTAATACTTCTGGATCTATATAAGGAAGATCTGATTCCATATTGCCAATCTTCCACTCTCCTAAGACACATGAACCTACTTTAGTGAATAGACTAATACGTATCCACGTATTCTTAAATTCACTTAGGTCTATAGAATCTGTATTAGTATAGGTTCTTTTTAAAGTAGTATCTCCATACGCTATTACCTTTACTTCAATTGTACCTATATAGTTAGCTGGTTCTGCAGTAGACTCATTGTCTGGCTGCAGATACCTAGTTAGCCTTGGAAATACATAGTATGCCTAAGGATTAATGAATATAGGATTATATAAAATTGTTTTCATCTGTATCCTCCTCTGTATTACTTAATAGTAATAGTAATCTATTCTCCATTCTCTACTGCTTCTTGCATCTTATCATATAATGCTTTAAACGTCACAGTACTTTCTGTTACTTTACCAACGACATTATTTTTTCCTACTAATAAGCATCCATCTGTATCCTCCTCTGTATTACCTATGTGAATTAGTATACCATCAAAACCAGGTACATCTAATAGTCTAGGTAATTTTCCACTACAGAATTTATATTGTTTATACTTACTAAACTTAGGAGATACGATATCTAAAGTAACTTTATATGTACCAGTAGGTATAGCAGTCTTACCATATACTTTGGCTTTCTATATATCCTCTATCGACATATCTTGTGTAAGTCCCCTATCCGTATCTTCAAGAACATTGCAGAACTTAACGCCATCTATATACATATTACTTATAGTATATGTACTTCTTTTTGCTATTCTTTCTGATATTATATGCATAATTTCAATAATAATATTATACCTACTTGAATTGCTTGACCTATAGTACCACCAATTATAGTAGCTATCCAATCTAACCAATCCCATTTACCACCATACATTTTATCTTTAAACTCCATACCTGATGCTAGACCAGCTACGAATAGTATGGTGAACAGAGCACCTGGTACTATTGCGTACTTCAGGTGCTTCATTCTATTACTCTCTTTTAACCATTTAATTTGCATATCTTGTAGTTCTAGGTTGAGCGTCATAAACTATGCTGCCGAGTAAGTCAGCAGCCAAGTTCATGCCAAATTGTTTATCGTCATTATCTATTTCGTTTACCTTGACTAATACATACTACAACATAGTATATATGCTTTCCAATAACTCTCTGTCAGTTAATAACTTCACATCCATATTAATCCCTCATATTAGTTGCCCATTGTTCTGGTATACTGCTACTATTAGTGATAAGACTCTTACTCATGTAAGCAAATACATTTTGTTTATTCGTATTAGTAAGATTATTTAGCCATGTCCAGAATTCTGGCACAGAACCTGTTGTAGAAGTATCTCCATAGAATAAACCTGTTATCTTCGTAAGATTCTTATGTTTAGATTGAGTAAACAGATTTGATCCTATCTTTTTCGGTCCTTGTCCCATCCATCCTCCAGTAGAATTGGTACTAGCTAATGCATATGATATATTCTGTAATATATAATTATACTAGAATGTAGTATCACTTAACTGTTGAACATCATCAGCAGAGCCTTGGAAGGTAGCATCATAGAATAAATAAGATATATCTGTAAGAGCCAAGTTCTTACTAAGTAAAGTAGAAGGTATAACTACTTTTGCAGGTATATATATTCCACAGAATAGTCCTGAAACGCTTTTTAATGCAGTATTGTTAGATAACATATCAGAAGGAAACATCTGTCCATTATTACTATCATCATTCCAAGTATATGGATTAATGCAACGACAATACGCAAACACATTAGTTAAACTGGATATGTTAGTAAGAGTTTTGAATATTCTATTTGGTATTCTACCATATATACCGTAGTTATATCTTTGCACTCCATTAACAGTTTTTCTACCACTGCCTGTGAGAACATTTGATATATTAGTATTAGTATTATTGACACAATATTTAAATAGATCTGATGGAACTATGTAATTCATACTATCTAATCTATTCTATCCTGCAGGACTAAGAGGGTATCGCATATCGTCTTCATTGAAGAATTCTGATGGAATATTAGGATCAATATCTGTTATAACACCAGATTGTATGTTCTGATACAAAGTACTGTTCTATATCAGATCCCCTAGACCATATACTCCATCATAATAATCAATATTCCATATTTTCTTGTAAGGACTATAGTTTGGATTCTTTATTACTCTATGTATATCCTTATTGGGATTATCAATATATTCTGGGGTAGAACCAGGATTATTAGGATCATACACTGGATTAGGTATTTGATCTCTAGGATCATATGCAGTATTTACTATAAATTCTGAAACATTATAATTTTCATTAGTTATTATTAAATCTCCTGCATCTTCAACAGTATTTAATTCTACTTGCTTTCTAATGTATCCTTCTGCATTAGGGCTAGAGAAGTTTGCCAATGCATATCGCATATCAGTTATACTACTTCTAACAGCTTTTATTGATTCGCTGTAATCAATAGTTTGTGGAAGTACTGCATCAGGATCATGTTTTCCTTCTTCAGTTATACCAAAGTTTTCAGTTATTCCTAGTTTAAGTGCATCTGCATGACTCCAACCAGTAGAGGCTCTTACTACATCTCTTTCCATATAAAATAAACCATATGGAACTCCTCCTTCTTTTGTATAACTTTCCGAATCTTCATAGAACGCATACGCAACATTTGTAAGTTTACAATTGGTAAATCCCTTACCTGTCAACTTATACTTTACTAATTGATTTCTAAAGCAACCTGTTATCTGTACTAGATTTGAACAGTCCTAGAAAATGTTTCCCGGTAGTTCGTATACTACTCCACTAGAATTAGGAACAGTCATATTAGCAAAGAAACATGGGCACGCAATCAGATTAACAACACCTTTAAATACATCATAAGGATATGTTTCATCAGACTCTCTAACAAATACTCTATTTATACCAGCACCATGAAAACATGTAGCAGCCTAATCTGGAATCTGATTAGTATCTTCTGTATTACCTATGTATTGTAAAGTAAGTTTAATCTATCTAAACATACTATTGTGTATAGGGAAATACACCTTGTCTCCATCATTAGAAGTTATATAGAAACATCCTAATAATTTAGTTATTTGCCTAGAGAATAAATTACTACTATCAAATACTGAATTACCACCAAATAGATTAATCAATGAACCTTTAGCTTTGATATTTCTGAAACTCCAACTAACTACTTTTAGTTTGCTATTATAAGCGAATAACGGACTATATATTACACTATCGTCGGTACTTTCTGTATCGAAATTAAACCAACAACCATTAAACATATTAGCTATAGTATCTAGATTGGGAAGATCTCTTAATAATTTAGATGCTCTAGCATATGCTCTTCGTCCCTCTGCTACTTCTGCTGAAGTTAAAGTTTCATCACAGTTATCTACAAATATTATATTACTACCACCGTAATTGAACATGCTAGACAGATGTGCCAATTGTAAATATTGATTAGCACCTATCTATGCAAAGAATAAATCATCTATGTAGAAATTGCCAGCAGCAGTTTCGAACATACTGCTGCAGGATACTAACTTCTTCAAAGGGCTTAATAAACCATTGTATTCAGTAATTGTATCTCCAGTATGAGTAGGACTATACATAGGACCTGTCAGTCTAGTAGCATAGAAGGCATGCTAAGCATTAGTAACATTACCACAATATTTAAATGTGTCTCTACTTAGAGGATTACTAAAATCTGTAATTACATTTGAACAAGAATGAAATATAGAAACAATGTTTTCGACATCATCACACATGTTCAATATATAATATACATCATATATGTTTACTTTAGTTCCTACAAAGCAGCTACTTAAATTAGTAGTACCTATGGATATATTAGTCTCTAATCCTTGATTGTTATCCCACTATTCCTAACCTTCTGTAGTATCTGTATCTGGACCGTACCATTGCCCTCTAGTTGGTTTAATAGTCACGTCTTCTAGTACATCGTGTATAAAGAAGTTAGGGCAAGTATTGAATACACTTCCTGATGTTAGTTTTATGTGTCCGAATACTCTAGTTAAACTAGAACAGTTATTAAAAGTAGAACTATTAACTGCGAAAGGATTTGTTTTACTATTCTTAAATTTTACATACTTAGAACTATTATAGTACATATACAGATTAGTAAAAGTAAATGGACTAAGATCTAGTATTCTTTCACCTGTAGATGTAGTAGCTACAGGATCATTTCCAAATTGAAATGCATTAATGTTACTTGAAGAAATATTTAATGTCTTCAATTTATTGAATCCTGGTGCAAATTCAATTACATCGGTAGTATTTGTATTATCTAAATTCAATTCTTCAAGATTAGGAGCTCCTACTAAACTAATACTTAAGTTAGCATTATTACAATTAGATAGGGTTACAGACTTGAGTGCATTAGCATTTGACACATTAAATGTGGCTAACTTATTACAGTTAGGTGCATAAATTCTTTCGAGCTTAGCACAACCAATAATATTGATACTAGTTAAGTCACTCAAATTACGTAAGTCTAATTCTATTATCTAGTTACAATTACTTACTTCTACGGATTGTAGTTTATTACATCCTGTAAAATCAATTTTACTAATAAAAGGTTGATCAGCTAGAGTTACTCTTTCTATCGCAGAATTTGTTAAAGTAAGAGCAGATAATGCGGCATTAGGTAGTGCTAATGAAGTTACACATCCATTTGATATATCTATTGTCTTTAGTTTGTTATAGTTCTATACATCTACTGGAAATGAGTTAACGCCACTGTTCCCTGACCAAAAACTAGTGTTAGACAAATTAATATGTCTAATATCTGAAACACTCTTGCCATCCTATCTCTTAACGAATATAGTAGCAAAGTCTATAGGGTTCGATGATAATGTACTAGTATTTTGTATATCTATTTCGGACATACTAGGTAGCGACATTGATGTCATGAAACCTTGGAATCTAATCTCGTCTAGTCCTTTCATATTACTTATCTCAGACATATTGTTTACTGTAATCTGAGTATTAAATGAAGATAAAGATGGTAGATATATATCTGTATCCACATTCTCTTCTATGTAATATCTAGTTTCACTACCTGCTGCATTACCTATATTCACAGTAAGTATAGCAGGACTATTCATCTTAATAGTTAACTTAGAGTTGTTGTTCTAAGCACCACCACACTTGAAAGAACCTTTTTCATTGTACGGATAGATAATATTATTATTAGCAAATAAGAATACTCCATCCATAAATGTCAATCTCTTCTTTAGCCAATCTCTTACAAAGTCATTACGTGTACCATGCAAGAATTCCACATTAGCATATGACGCAGGGCTATCTTCATCTTTCTAATATTTCGTAAGATACTTAACTCGGTAGTCATAGTTGTATAATAGTTCTCCACAGTTCTTTGTCTAAGCACTAAAGTAGTTTTCAACGAACATAGAAGAACTGGTTAATAATGAACTATTGGTTCTCCATAGATCCCATAATCCATTATAATCACTTCCTGAATATACTCCAGTACTTATGAATCTACTATCTCTTAGAACATCCCACAATCTACTTGAGTATTCGTCATACCCGTTATTAGGATCGTTCTATTTGATTATAAGAGAGTTCACACCCGTAGTAGTATCTGCATTGCTGAAACCGTCTATATATGCCGTCTTAGCAACATTTTCTTCACCAGTATTACTTACTCCATTTGCAGTATCCATATCATAGAAACATGGGTACCACTTATTCATATTCTAATCTGTAGTGGATCCTCCTACATTCCATGATCTTAACACCATATTCTTTCCTAATGAGTCCACAAGACCGAATACTACACATATCATAAAGTATGAATATGCATTTCTAATACTTAGTCTTAAAGTAAGATCATCGGCAAGAGCAGACCAGGATTGCTATGCAGGATATGTAGCTCCTGTTTTTTCATACCCTTTAGTTATAGTGTTCCATCTGTATTTACTTATCTCTTCACCAGTCATACCGGCTAATGTAGTAAACAGTAACTACAGTCTCTACCATATATTGTTGTCAGTTACAGAAGTAGCATCTTGAGTAGCTCCATTATATTTAAATTCTCCTACATGCTATAATACGGTTAAGTCATCCTGCATGAATAGAGCAGTATGTTGTATACCTTCTGGAGTCTCAATAATGTTAGCATTATCTCCAAATTCATATGAGTAAATCTACTATTGATTGATACTACCAAAGTTCTCATTTACTTTATATGCTTCATACTTAGTAATGAAAGCAGGCAATGGTTGATCTACATATTCTCCAGTTACATTTTTAATCTTAGTAGTAAAGTTCTTTAAGAACTTCATACCCATGTTGTAATAAGCAGCACGTCCTAAGTTGAAAGAATATATACCCAACATCTCTTGAGTACTAGTACCATCAAATTGTATAAGTAGGATGATAGGGAAACCTTCCAAAGTATGTTTGATAGTTACCTCATTATGTACTTCACTAGGAGTTATAGAATCCACAGGACGTCTAGATTCCAATTCCTACATTGGAGGTGTCTTATCGAATAGTACATCTGCATTGTCATTAATCCACTTACCAATAGAAGCATTATTAGCATGAGCACTATCTACAACGTCAGCCTTCAATGTGAATTGATTCTCAGGCATCCAACTAGCTTTTGGTTGAAATAACTCTGGTCCAATAGATTTACCTTCATCATCTGTAAGTATTTTATTGAGAGCAATCTCTAAGTTCTTACTTCTGTAACCAGTAGAAGATGTACCTTGAATCTATACAGATACATCTGTAGTAGATACAGCAGATCCACTAGTTGAATCTGGATCAAAGTAACTAAGTGTACAACCATTGTACATAGTTGAATTAGGTCCAATAGCTTCATACACAGCTTTAGTAAACCCAGAATTGGAACAGTTTATTAATACTACTGGAAGAGGTGGTTTTCTATTGACATCACCAATAAGACTATTAAAATTCAATTTAGCATATGTACCAGTAGAGTCATCCCAAAGAGTTGAAGAACTACTATTCTCTGTTATACTAAAGAAGTTCTTTAACTTTAAGTTGTTATACTCTGTAAAATCTACAGAACCTGTACTAGTTAATGTAGCTCTTACTCTAGCATTAAGTGCATTAATAACTATCTGTTTATCATTAAGAGGAGATCTAAACAAGTTCATTTCATAGAACTCTACATCGCTGAAGTTACTAGGTTTACCATTCTAGTAAGTACATCCTAAATATATCTTACTTGATGTACTCCAAGTGAAATTATCTTTTATCTCTCTAGCTACATTCAATACACCATTAACAAATATCTTAACTTCTTTATTACTTTGGTCTACTACAAAATCAAGAGTATTTACAGTGTTTTGTTGTATCTTACATGATATACTTTCCTTAATAGCTCCATCTGTGTACTTCCATATTACATCTTCTAGACTTACTATAATACCTTCTTGAAAGCTATTGTCTGATGAATAGTCTCCTATAAAGAATACAGTTCTGTCATTGTACGGATGTAAATCTGTTTTAAACGTAGTAGATATAGTAAAACCTAGTCTAGACCAGTTAGTATTATCTGCAGTAGACGCAGCGAATGGTTGTAAATCTACTACCCCGTATGCTTCTCCAGCCAATCTTAATTTACTCTATCCATTCTCATTCAAGAAGCCCGATAGTATACCATTAGTATCATATACATTTAAATTAGTAGTTACAGATTGTTCTTCTTGCTATCCTGGCATAATAAAGTTAGGTACAACGCTAGACCATATTTTAGCAGATGTTTCTTGAGGAAATGTAGCTTGTTTTATATTCCACTATGCGTACATAGTATTGCTTGGATTCTATGTAGGAATCAAACTTTGATCTGCAGCTATGACATTACATCTAAGAATCGTATCAGTTATAGGACTACCTTTTTCAGACCAACATCTTAAAGTAATAATATAGTCTCCCAAGTATGATTCTTCTTGTGGAATAGACCAACTAAATACTTGAGCTTTACCTCTTAACACATAACTGTTAGAATTGAAGTTACTACTATCAGCATCGAAGTTACCTATATCAGTTGTGATAGTACCTCTCTATATTCTGATAGCATAATATATAATTGATACTCCTGCTAAGTATGGAGTAAATGAAAATGATATATTACCAGACTATGCAAACTCTGTTGGTTCTGTTCCTGCTTCTATATCAGCTTGTGTAGTAATTCCATCTACCAATACTACTAGTGTTTGTCCATCTTCTACTACTACTTTATTAGTAACAGTATCTGATTGGATTACCTAAGTATCTACAGAAGTAGTAGCTTGCGCAGATATAGTATATGAACTACCGGCAGTAGGAGTAGCACCATTGAATAAGTCAAAGAAGTTTACATCTAATAACTTAGGTTCTACTGAAGTAAATTTTCCTACAGAATAACTCTTAGATATACCATTAGTTGTATTAGTAACTATAAGAGAAGTTTCAGAGCCTAATACCTTATTAGTTATTTTATAAGTAATATTGTATGGTAAACCTATAGTAGCAGTTACAGAAGTTACGGAAGATTCTAGACTAATAGATGATTCTACTACAGTAAGCAAGTAAGGGCTTACTGAGATACCTTCTGTATTCTCAGCAGTAACAACAATACTGTGACTAGCTGAACTAGAAAATTCAGCAATATTAGGAATTTCTAATGTACCCTATACTGAAGAATAACCTACTTGATTACTTATAATAGTATTACCATCTAGTGATACAGATATGTTATACTTCTCATTAGGTTTAGTAGAACTAATAAGATAATGTAGTGTTAACTTAGTAGAAGTAGAATAAAGATAATGTACGCCTTCAGTAGTAACAATACTGCCGTCAGTAAGCTTGATAGAAGCAGTAGTTCCACCACCGCCTCCTCCACCACCAATAGTACCATTTAATACGACCCAACTTAGATTTCTTTTAGTCTCTTCTACTTTATCGTCCATATCCACTAATACCTGATTAACGGATTTAAAGGTCTGACCCTCTTCTAAAAAGTGAGGGTCAGTAACCATGATACCAGAAGCATTACCTGAAGAAATTATATCCCAAGTGCCGGTAGATTCATTATACTTTTTTAAATTCATTTTGTTATAACAATTATGTCATTACCACTATTAATTTCTCCGTTTCCACCAATTGCTGCAGGAGGATTACTGCTACTAGGAATATTAACATTATATTTACCAGCAGAAGTAAATAAGTAATTAATCTTTTTAGTAATACACTGAATATTACTAGCTGTTACTTTATAAATAGTATAGAAAGGATATCTTTGCCCAGCATTTACTTTAGCTGTAATATCTGTCTGACTAGTTTGAGTAATAGTAGCTGGGAAGAAGTAGTGATCCCAAGGAGTATATGGAGATGGTAACTCTTTATTAGAAGTGTGTTTATAACCTGTAGCTTGATTAGTAATATATACAGGCGCTGTTATCTTTTCTACTAACTCAAATGTACACAAGTGCTTCTAAGTCTTATATGCATCATTACCAATCCATGTAGATGGGAATAATTGACCTTCTAGTTGTGGATCTGAATTATCGGCAGCAAGAGTAGTAGTACCAAATGATTCTTGTAGCATCTCTGCTGTTACTTGAATAATAGGTTTCATAGTGCTAGCTGGATTCTCCTTCAATGGGAATGTAGCTGCGTATGTATGCTTATGCCCGCCTATAGCTAATCTAATGTTATTCTCCTGACAGAATTTACTAAACCAATACTTATTATCAGCCGTAGTATTATAGTTCAGATGACTACCAGATCTTTCAATCTTACTATTCTCTGTATTATCCCAGTAAAAATTACTAATTACATTCTGAGTAATAATAGTAAATGGTAACTCATGAGTAAATGCTATCTTCCATGTCTTATCAGAATTCTTATTAATATCGTTCTGACACCATGTCTTCATATTAGAGTATACTAAACCGTTTGTACTTAGTCCATACACATTCTTCTCAGTACCATCTGTAATCTCAGAATTGATAGCCATGAAGTGTACATTGCCATAATTGAATGAATATAGAGAATCAATGAATACTTCCTTACCCTCAATGTTGAAAATAGGAGGATTCTCTTCATCCATTTCAAAAGTATAGAAGAATGATAAGTTCTTAGGATTAATCTTTGAACTGTCACCTCCATTACCTAACTGATAAATGTTGGCAGGACACAGGTCATTATTTCCAATTACTGGCATTTCCTCGAAATCCTTCATAGCTTGTCTACCTGTATAGTAGTCAATCCATTCGTTAACACGATTACCATTTTGAGTCATATCGCCAGTATTTACTGTGAACTCCATATCAGCTACATTATCTTTGATGTATTCAGCAGATGATTTCCATATCTGATATTCATCCCATCTAAATCCCTATTGGTCTGATACTTGAACAAAGGTGAATTCATCTGATCCTTCACGTACAGTAAAATGTAATACTTCACTTTCGTAATTCTCATCTCTAACTACCTTGTAATCGTATACTCCAGCACTTAGATTTTTGATTATTACTTTATGAGTAGTGAATGCTGTACCATCGGTAAACTCAGATCTAATTCTATTATAATACTTTCTAATACCAGATTCATTTTTGAATGATTCTACTTTGTTCCATTCTGATTCTCCTTGCTTCTTATACCATAAGAATTCGTCATGATACTCAGTAGATATCCAGTTAAAGCATCTAGTAGCATTAGGAGCAGTTGCCTGAATACCAAAAGTACAAGTAATATAGTTCGGTTTAGTAGTATCTAGTTTGGTTTTATTATAGAATATATTTTTATGCTCATAAGTAGCCTTAGGAGTATAAGATTCTATCATAGGAATAATATCTTTAGTCAAATCTACGAAATACCAATCATTAGCATTATTTCTCTTATCCAACGATTTAGTAGCTTGACTTACTGGGTCCATACTATAATACTTAGTAAATAATCTGTTGGAATTAAGATAAGCATATGGATTATTTTCTTTAGCATCAATAGTATCTGCATCACCGGCATTTTCTTTATTTAATCCAACTAAATCTATATATCCTTTACTTACTTTATAACTTCCTCCAACATTACTATATGGAGATGCTACACTAGAAGGAGTATTACCCCAAGTAAGATAAAACTTTGCTTTAGTATTATCAAACTTAATTAACTATCCGTCTTTAGCATACCATTCCATATCATAACTGTTTACTTTGATACGAGTAGTATTCGCATCCATTACTGAGCATTGCGCTCCTCTAATAAGAAATGTTTCTCCTTTTTTAATTAGCCCTTCAAGGGGAAGAACTTCCCAATTAGTACCACCACTAGAGTACTATAACGATAGTCCATTTAGATTAATATCCGCATCAGTTAGATTGGATAATTCTACAAAATTATGTGAACAGTAATTATAACTATGTTCATCTGCAGTTAGTCCTCCACAGTATAAACTATTAATATATAATTTCTGTAAATACAAAGAAGTTACATACACCCAGCCAGTACTAGGATCTGTTTGACCTCCAGTTGGTTCTGCTTGAGGTGTATCGAGTTCTTTCATGTAAACAATAAGTTTACCATCATTACTTACCTTAACACGATAAGTTTGTCCACTTGGAGCTACAAATCCAATATAGTCCAGTTTATCTAAATCATCTTTAGTCATGCCTTCATCTCCTGGGTCTGGGTCTTCACCTCCACCACTTCCAGTCTTGTTAATCCATACAAGGTTACCTTCACTTTTAATATAAAGTCTCTGGGTATCGGTACACCACAATAATTCGTTATTTAAAAATTTATCTTGATTAGCTAATAGATCAGTATACTTACCTGCTTTAATACACAAATGTTTTAAATTTGGTATCATTGTTTCAGAGTATGCAGGATATTCTGGTTCTCTAGCTGTATTAGTTCCTATATATTTTAAGTTCTACTCTTCTGTATATTCTGCAGGCTATTCTGGTTCTATGCTAGTAATAGCATCAGCAGTATTATTAGTAAAATCTCCAGAACTTAATTGATTGTTAAATGCATATTCATATTTCTTTATCTGTTGTTGAATAGCATTAACTGCCTATATCAAACTCTATAAGTCTTCATTTACATATTCAGGAATTGACTTTTCAGAGTCATCTGCCCATATATCATTAGTATCTAAAGGTGGAGTATCAGATATAACAATATTAGTACCTCCATCACCACTCCCGCCTTGCACTACTGACCAACCTCTACTATTATTTCTATTTTCCCAGCTGATTAATTGGTAATAAGCCTATGAACTCTGTACGAACCACCTCTAACCTATAGCATCATTATTAGTATTATCTTTACTTTCGCTAAGTATAGAATCAGAAATAGTATACAGATCACTAGTAGTAAAAACCTATTTATGCCCAGAAACCTATGTCGCATTAACTGCTCCATAGGCCTTAGGGTTATTACTACCAATCTTCGACGGGAATGTGATTATACTCTCTGTCATTTAAAGTTTAGTTTAGCATTAGTAAATGCTCCTGGATTAGCAGAAGTATATACTCTCATTGTTAATTTAAGTCCTGTATCAGTTATGAACTATTCTTCACTATAAATGAATGCTTGTGTTACGTTATATGCATCATTCTAAGTAATAGTAGTTAGCTTAGGAAAATTACTAGGATATTTGTACACAAAATATTCACTGTCACTAGTAGTTATGTTGGATATAGTTGTGTTGTTAGAAGAAACTAATTGTTTATTCATATTACCTTCTACTCCATAATAAACAGGATATAGGAATGTAATTTTGCTATTTACTGTTTCTTCGTCATCTCCAGTAGCCGGTACTAACTGCCCATCTACTATTTCATAACCAGTTTTAGGAGCTTTAAGTGTTACATAGTAATTAGTATTAGATAATGTTTCCATCTCTACTGTAGGAGATTGTATTCCATCTTCTGTTAATTCAATAAACACATTACTTTCCATAGTTTCAGGATCTTTATAATTTTTCTTTGATTGCCACATATAGTTACCACTCCATTTATAGGTGTCCCCTATTTCAGTATTAATGTTTAATGAATTACTAGTATTACCGGTTCTTTTATTAGTCCACAATACTGTCATAATTGGTTTAACTAGAGGAGTGTTTGTTTCCATTCCTCCTCCACCTCCGCCTGTAACTTCACTCCATTTAGCATTTTGTCTAGCATACTATTTACCATCAATCGGAGCTTCTTCTATACCTCCTCCTAATTGGAATAGGTTGTATATTACTCTACCGTGTAAACATTCAGGTTCTGTATAAGGAGTGAACAGATTACATATAGTAGTAAATCCTAGTGGAATGTCTGTCCCTATCTGTCTTGCACAATGACAGATCATATCTTTTAGCATCTATCTATCTTGAACTAAATCTACTTTGTTAAGTAGAGATTCTAGTTCGTTAATACATATAGATGCTAAAACGTCTCTGTAATTTATTTTAACAGAGTATCTTAGCTATTTATCTACTATGTTTTTCATTAGAGTTGTATCATATTGTAATTAACCTTTCCTACTGTCCAAGTTACATTAGTAGTTACTCTGTTTTGCCCTGGCTGTATAAGAGCTATTTCGTTTACATAACCTGCATTAGATAATCCATCAAAATCTACAGGAGTATCATCTGGCACTCTCACTCTTCTCAGTGTAACAGAACTATATTTATCTGGTAATATTACTCCATAATATAAACTATTAAGATAACTAAATGCTCTGAAACAACCTGAAAAATAGTTTGTTATTAAAAGTGGAGTATCTGATACATTAGTAATAGTGTATGAAGACCATTCTTTTTCAGGATTACCTGAATTATATATCCAACCACTACCAACACTTACGTGCTAATGGGTATTTTTCCCCATAAGATCATCTACACGTCTATTAACACTTATAATACCTCCGCCATATTCTAAGAAGTAAGAATCAGAATTAGTAACCAATTTAGCCTATTCTTTATATGAACCTTTTACATAAGCATTACTAGCTACTATTTTTCCAGTAAGTCCGTCTATGTATAGATTAGGCTAAAAGTTTCCTGAATCAGGTCTGTCTGGATTGAAGTTTTCATAGTCACTAGAACTATTACCACTTCCATCTTTACCTTGTTGACTAAACATGTAATTTCCGTTGAACACAAACTTACCTAATGTACCGTTATCTGCAATCAATAACTTAGCGTATACAGCTTCAAACTTTTCCATTGGTATCCATGTAGCATGTTCGCCGTATTGTTCATAGTCATCTGCAGGAGTTTTACCATCATTCTATGAACCAGTCCAACTAGTGGTTACGTTCATAACATAATATGTTTCTCCATATAATACGTATGGTGCTTTAGTATCAGTAGCTGTATAAGTTACTGTAGCGTCATATATACCAGCAGGATATACAATTCTACCATCTCTACCGTCTTTTCCATTGGTACCATTAGTACCATCTGCTCCTCTAAATAGACTCCAAGTATAGACCATTGCATCTGTACTTTCAGATGCTGTATCTTTATTTACTGCTATACCGATATACTTAGTATTTTCATTAGGTATATCATATATAGTACTAGATGAAGAAGTAGGCATAGTATCAGCGTACTTAATCCAAGTATATAATGTTTTACCGTCTTCTCCAGCAGGTCCAGGTACTCCATCTTTACCCGTTATCTTTGACCATGTATAATCACTAGGATTATTGCTTTCTGATGCAGTGGTTTTATTATAAGCCAGTCCAATATAACTCTTGCCATCTGGACTATTACTTATACCAGTACCATTAGCGTCTTCAGCATATCTAATCCATGTGTAAAGAGTTATACCATCAGCTCCTGGATCTCCAGGTACTCCCTAAGGTCCTTCATTACCTTGGTCACCTTTATCTCCTTTATCACCTTTGTTCTTCTACCATTTATATACTAATGGATCTTGTGAATCTGCGACTGTATGATCAGAATAAGTTCCTATATATGCTTTACCTACTGTAGAACCTGTAGTTGTAAAACCATATACCTAAGTAACTGTTCCAGAATCATCAGTAACTACTCCGTCAGCAAATGCTATATGTACGTAAGCAGAATCACCGGCTGGACCTTTAATACCACCTATATTATTCCATCTTAATCCATCCCATACATATAAATCTCCATTTACTACGTAGGCATCTCCAGGTTGAGCTGATTCTGGCAATTGATCTTCTGATGCTACTTCTCCTTTTATATTAACAGATGTACCATCATTCCCATCCTTACCTGGTTCTCCTTTCTCTCCCCATTTTGCCCATAAAGCAGGATTACTGAATTCACTCCAAATTCCTTCTTTGTACTTTCTAACACATACCCACTCATACATGTTATTCTCATTTACACCAGTAGGATCATCAGTCCATCCTTCAGGCACAAAGTCATCTTCTTGACTTACTTCTGTAGGTCTATCTGGAGATAAGTTAGTAGTAGTTCTTTTGTATATATATTCTACTCCATCTCCATCTTTACCGTTAGCTCCCCATTTAGACCATACTGTTGGACCATTCCAATCAGACCATAAATCATCAGTTTTAGTTCTGACACACATCCATTCATACTGATTAGATTCACTTACACCAGTAGGATGATCTGTCCAACCATCTGGCACACTACCATCTTCATTTACACTACTAGGCTTATCAGAACTATTTGGTACTCTATTAGATACCTTATAAATGAATTCTATTGATTTGCCATCCTATCCATCTTTACCGTTTTCACCAGTTATCCTAACTGGCATAGACCATTCCCCTTGAATAGTTCCAGCAGTCTAAAATACTGCCCATGACATCCAGATGGTACCAACCATGTTTTGATCTGTTGTATACCAGCCTGTTGGAGGAGTAAATACATTAGTATCTGAATTCCAACTACCACCCACGGGTTTGCTTGGTGTAGTTTCACTAGACTTAAAGACGAATGCAGTAAGATTAGATGAAACATTTGTCCCATCTTGACCATCTTTTCCAGGATCCCCTTTCTCACCCTTGAATTCACGCCACTTACCTGTAGACTAATCAATAGCGTTGCTAGCATTAAATTTGTAGTGTTTATCTGTTGATATACAATAAGATATATGCCCTTCATCAATGTCCTCATCACGAACATTCTTCATTTCTTCTAGGGTATCGAATTGATCTCTGGCGAAATTAGGTAGTTTACTTCTATGTTCAAAGTTATCTATAATTTGTATCATATATCTTTTAATTAAAGATTATTTTGTAATTTGTTACTGTAGATGGCGTTTTGAGAACATATACATAATACATCTCGTCATTAATTGCTATCTCAGTATAAACATAAGAACCGTTCAAATTCTGATTACTCATATCTCTGATATCAGTTAGCATACCAAATGCTTTTGGATATGCATAACAGTTCTTCTAAGCATTCTGTGTAAATGTAGGAGTAGCGTAAGTCTTAGTATTCTTTATAATATCACCACTACTAAGTTCTTTCACTAGTTCTTCTGTAGGTACAAAGTTACTAGGAACTACTCCAAAGTATGATGGATTAACAAATCTTGCTGTAACTGTACCAGTATACTCGATTCCATCTTTAGTGGCTTTGATCACATAATCAGTATCTACACCTACATCTAGGTATGTCTTACTAGTCTATGAAGGAGCTACAGACTCTCCATTAATAGTTAATGTATCAGGTGTAGCAGTCGTAGTACCTTGTACAAATGACCATCTAACAGTAACTGAAGAAGTAGTGCCTTTCTTATATACTCCACCTCCACTAACTGTAAATTTATATGGGAACATAGCTTCTTCCAATCTCTTTACTCTTTCTTCTAAATCACTAAGGTCTCCTCCACTTCCTGTACCTGATTCCTACCAAGTACCATCAAATGTAGCATCTCCTTTATTACTTATAGTACCATATGCCATAGTATCTGTACCTACTACAGTACCTGCATTTAAAGTACCACCTTTGAAGTATATTGCACACCCTTCTGGTATAGTAATAGTACTACTACCTAAGTAGAAATCATACTCTACTACGTATAAGGTATTAGCTTGATTGAAGTCTTCCTATGTGATTATATTGTCTTTTCTCTTGCGTAGTATAACATAACCCATACCGCTATTCTGTGTAGGGTTATACTCTTTATTTGCAAATTTAATACGTAGATTCTCATCTACCATTAAATCCTCATTATCAGCTGTAATTATGCTTAATGGTTGCCAATAGGTCTTATTGTCAATACTAATGTTAGCTGGTACATCTTTAATGGATATGAAAGATCTATATGCAGAGTCATACACTAAGCATAGTCTATCATATGTTCTAGCACTATCGTGTAGACCATCTGTTGTTAAGGTTACTTTACCAAGTAATTTTGTGTATTCCATTGTAAAACAGTTTAGTATCAGGTTTATTGAAATCCGTAACCTCTTTATCATGGAACGTAATCTATTGATCAGCTGGGTCCACTTCTACTTCAGGGTATTTAACATAGTCAGATATTATTACTAAATTACCTTTGTAATCTACAGTTACATAGAAGAATTGATTAAGAGGTTGGATGCAGTTTTTATTACAGGGAACACATCCCGTTAAAGCACACTTTACATTCCTAGCATCCATTATTATCACATTTTTTATTAACATTAACGCCCATTAAGCGCACCAAATCTAAATAATATTGCATAGCTTCTTTATTATGAGAAGTAGCAATAGCCTATTCTAAAAGCTGTCTTTTAAAGACTAATATCATTACCTTCTGCATTTGCTTATCATCTAAGCAAGTATTACAATAACTATGTAACATCTTTATCTCTGCTTCATATAACGTATTAGGATCGTAGATTATGCCATCTATGTAATCGTTAACATAATTCTCTGTAGTACAATATAATTTGATATACTTCATGTTAGAATCAAAGCTACTAATTATATCAGAAGTAATAGATACCTCATAAGCATATACAGTAGTAACTAGCTCTGGTTCACCTTCTCTAACAATTGGAGTTACAGATATGGCACTATTCGTAGAATCAAATACATAATCTTGCAGCTTAGGATCATCACTATACAGGTTCTTAATATTACTGCATTCATTTATGTATACTATTACTTGTGAACTATTGGTAATGGATACATCTGCTATAATATTAAATTTTAGTATGTTATCCTTTATATTTGCATCAACTATTTTATTCATATTATAAAAATAAAAAAAGTGGAGTGGGAAGGAATAATCCAACCCGCCCCACTTAGTTATTACAGTAATTTATTATTAGGCTGCTTTACCTGCGATAAATGCTTCGATACCTTTAGCAACGATAGAGGTAGCGAAACCACTTGAATGCTTAACATACAGTTCAGTAGTAAGCGGAGTAGTTTTGATATATTGGTTATCGTTACTCAGATACAAATTATCGTTTTCGATAGTAATGTAGTCGTAAGTTGCACCTTCTTCTACCATTCTAGCCTGTTCTACTTCAGGATAAGCTCCAGTAAATACATGACCTTGGTAGCCCATGAAACGTACTTCAGCGTCACGTACTTGTTTCCAGTAACCTTTACCAGGATTACCAGGAGTCTTAACGATAGTAGCACCAGGGATTGCAGTAGGCTGATTAGCCAGCAATGCACCAGGAACAGTAGTATACAAGGTAGCTTCCATGCTAACTACAGAGTATTCACTCAATGAGTAAACTCCTTCATTATCGTCTTTTTCCATAGCTGTCAAAGTAATAACAGCAGAAGAAGCCTGAGCTTGGATTCTACGATTTTTGTGTTTGTTAATCTTCTTAACAATAGCAGCTGCCAAAGCTTCAGCATCAGCAGAATCAGCATATACTTCATAAGTATGTGTGAACTGACCTGGAGCTTCATAGATATCTTTGTAAACCATTCTCAGAACATATCTATGACCAGCAACGATAGTAGCGTCAGTCAAAGTAATAACAATTTTGTCCTGAACAGGTGCTACATATTCACCAATAACTGCACTCGGTTTAGAAGCTTTTTGGATTTCATTACCGAATTTAATATTAGCTTTCTGAGCAACTGTACCATTTGGCATAGTTACATTAATCTTATTTTGAGCAACTCCTACGTAAAGAGAAGTAGCATTAACTGCATCAGCAGCAGTCTTAATGATAGCTCTATTCTGGTCGAACAAAGCAACGTCGCCTGCACTCAAAGCATCAGCAGTTGTATATGATGCTGGCAGATTTTTACCGATTAGAATATAATCTACGTGTTGGATCATTTGTTTTTTAATTTTTGTGTATTAAGTATAGCTTTACAAAACTGAATGAGTTCTTCTATAGTCAACATACCTTTCATCATGTTTACACAGGAACATACTAACTAAGTATTATTTCTAGTATAACCTTCATTGGGATCTATACGATCTATGCTCAAATTGGTATTAATTTTACCAGCATATATCTTATGCGTCATAGGAATTCCAGATAATGCACATAAGCCGTTTTGTTTAGACCACATATCTAACATATCTTCATATGTTAAATCAAAATATATGTTATGTTTTCTAGATCTTTGTTTTGCATCATTTAATCTAGCTTTCATAACATATTCAAGGGAGTTGTTTTTAGATGTCTATATTCTTTTATTGTGAGTATACATAATACAGATTAGACATAGTGCGCGCCGTCTAACATATTCGTTTTTCTACTTTCCTTATTTCAGATTTCCACGTCAAACGAACGCTAAGTTAATTATTCGTCAGATTTATCTGACTATTTAGTTGAAGCCGCTTCTGACAGATATAGTCTAACTGCCGCATCAACAATTTCTTGGTGAGTTACTTCTGGTAACTCTGTATATTCTTTTACCAAATCCTTACCTAAATCTTTTGCATTTCTTAAGTAAGTAAGTATATACTTAGTAATACCATAATTTCCATCAGTAATCAATACTATTTTGTTCTCCGTATATAGGCGAACAGGTCTGGCTTGATTGTGGTAGAGGTGGTATTCTGACAAACTATTTTCTAGAATTCTGTCTACTGTTTCTATGGTAGCTTCTAATACGTCCCTGGTTCTAACTACTAACAATGGGCAAGCATTAGAATAAATATCAATAAATGTTTCTTCACCTAGTGCAAACAAATAGTTATTTGGATAGCTAGTTGACCATCTATTATCCTCTACCATAAAGTCAGATTTAGTATAGATAGTCTTATCTACCAATGTACGTAATTTATCAGTTATCTCTTGATTCTGCTGAAATACTCTATACAACTATTTCACATACTCATCTTTAGCACGATTTATATATGAAAAGATAGTATCTGAATTAAGTTTAGTAGTAGTATTATACCCAGGTATTAAAGTCTACAACTATCTTTCAAACTGTATTTGAAAATCTCTCTCACGCATAATTATTCAGATAATTGGTTTAACTATAACTTTCCAGCAGTTCTTTGTGATTCTATATTCTCTAATGCCAGTACTACAGCTCTGTTTATTACTTCAGTCATTACATCATTAGGTAAATCTAGCTCTTCGTCTGGCTTAGTATAATCAAAAGGAGTAGGCTTCTTTATATAAGTAATATCAACAGCATATTTATTATCTGTAGGTCTATATAACTCATCTTCCATCAATATAGGATCAACATATATTAACAGTTGATTATCCTCTATTGCAGATACTGGGTATTCTACCCATGGAGTATTATTATATGTCTACTTAAATAATCCAGCTGTATTATGATCTACTAGTAAACAGTTAGTAGGATAATTACCATACTTCAGCATTACACTCCATATAGTAAGTCTTTCTCCGTCCTTATGCACATTATCTAATACGAATTCATTAAATTCGCGTCTATTAGCAGTTACATTCTTATCTGTACGTACTAATGCATCTAGTTCTGATATTCTCTATTGAGAACCTTCAAATCCTACTTTAAGTACATTGTTACCACTAATCTTATTACTTATGATCTCATCCTATCCTTGGTTAAGAAATAAGTCTATTTCCTATGGTAAAAATGCGGGAGCACCACCGAAGGCAACCCCCTAAGCATTCTTATCAAGGATAACTTTAAACTAAATATGTGCAGTACGATTATTCATTATTTAGACTTAATTTCATTAAGTATTGCCATCTTAATATCATTATTCTTTTTATCTTTCAAATAAGCAACTACATCATCAAGACCATTACCAATCAAGTCTGTTCCAAAATAATAGTTAGCTCTATTCTTTCTAATAATGTTTTTAGAGATAGCTTCTTCGATTACGAAGTGAATTTCTTTATTAGGGTTTTCAACCCATTTCATCATAAAGTTCTTAGGTGAGTTTTCGATCTGTTCAGTCATCTTAGCTTCAATAAGCTCATTAGACATAGTATCAGATTTAATACCATACAGTCTCAAACACTTACGCATATCTTCAATAGACATCTTATCCATCTCTCTATATGCATCACGTTTAACTTTATTGATCTTGTTAGCTTCTTCAGCTTCACTATCCTTATTAATCATTACATAGTCACTAGATGGTTTAATGTTATTAAGACCATTAGCTACTCTTTTATGACTTTTAAGGAACAAATATTGCAGTTCATCGTAAGGATTTTCTGTGTGCAAGATCAAATCTTTTTTACCAATCTGACATGCAAATGTTTTCCAATAATTACTATTTGGAGAGAGTTCTCCTTCCTGATAACCAATTTCTTTTTCTAGACGTCTTGCTTGTTCTTCAGTAAGACCTGTGTAACGATTACCTGATCTTGTCCAATAAGATCCAACATAATCAAAACATGTGGGCCATTTAGTAATCCCGGTCCAAGGATTTGTTTTAATGATTCTAACGATTACTTCCATAATATCAAATATTAGATTATCTAGTTAGGTGGGGCCCGAAGGCCCCTTTATTTTGGATTCCAGAGTGTAAATTACTCTGCTTCCATGATAAGTTCACCACAAGCTCTTGGGTCTCTCAACATGATACCCATTTCGCCCAGGAAGTAAACGGTATAACCGTCCTTACCATTAGATCTCAGAGTATTGATTGATTTACCATAACCTGACGGAAGAACAGCACCACCAGTAGTCCAAGTAACGAATTCACGATCTTTACGAACTACTTTTACGATGTTAGCTTCACCATCACGTCTACCAAGATCAAGGAATGTCATACGATATGATTCCAACGGTTTCTTAGTAACCGGATGCAGTTTACGGTTGTACATCAGATCATCATACAATGGGAAGTATTTCAATGTGAGTTCAATGCCATTAGTCATCTTGAATGTTTTGAACTGACCACCAAAGGTAAGGTTATCGCCAGAACCTGTTACAAATACTGTATCAATCAAGTTCATGTTAACAACTTTTTCTTTCAGGATTCTGTCGAATTCTCTCATACCCATTTCACCAGTCAAGGCAACAAACTTACGTTCGTTAGTACCAAGTACATTGTAAGACAGGTCGAACAAGAAATCTTCCAACAGTTCTGCAGTCAATTCAGTGTAATAACGTCTGTTAGATGGAGCAATCTGTTCCAGCAAACCAGCACCGATAAATACCGGACGACCGTTAGTACCTTTCAAGTTACAAGAACCATCTTTGTTTACATTATTTTTCATGTAAACCAACATTCTTTCACATCTCTTATACCATTCTCTCATGGCTTTCCATTCCTGATAATCTGCCCACAGATAAGATTTCTTACCTGTTTTCGGATCCTGCAATGCAATTGCCATTACAGTAGAATAAGCTGAACCAGTAATATCATAGTTAATACGAATTGTCGTCAGATAATTACGCATTTTAAAATGAGTACTATAGTTCAGGATATCACCTTCTTCACTGTATTCTTCTACAGCAGAAGCAAGACGAGATACTTGACAACCCGGAGTCAACAGATCTGCAGGAATATAAGATGACGGCTGACCATCAGCTACGAAACAAGTGTACACCCAAAGATTACCATCTTGGTAAGGAGCACCTGCTACACGTACTTGGTATTCTTTATCATCAAATTCCAAGATTGCAGTAGGACCGAACCAGTTATCTTCAAGCCACAATTGGATAGGAGTATTTCCCAGACCCGGTGTAGAATCTGGAGTAATAGCTGCACCATTCCATCTTGCATCTCTAATAGTTACTGCTCTGTCAGCATCAATCATTACGTTCCATTCCCAGCTCGGTTGGTCAATAGTCATTACGTTACCAAGACCACCTGTCAACATATCCAGGGAAGTGTTGTAACCGCTATCCTTAGTTCCAAATACATAAGACAATACGGTAGCAACCTGATACGGGTTCTATTGCGAAGCTGCACTGATTTTGGCAGTGTCAATCAAGTCTGAAAACCATTTACCTTTGTATAAAACTAAGTTATTTAGAATATTATTATCCATAAAATACTAGTAATTTTAATTTATTTAGTTTATTATTAATTTGTACGCAACTGTTGCGCAAAAGACTTCCACATATCTGTAGTGCTAGTGTTGTCCGTTTTCTTTGTTCTCCTACTTACACCAGTCTTATTCAGACTACTCTTAAACTTATTGATAGCAGTATTAGAACCTTCATTCTTAGCTGCTTTCAGTAAAGTATCACCTTTCATAGTGAAGTAAGCGGATTCAAGCAAATTCTTTACGCTCTTAGACCAGTCTTTCTAATACTGTGTCTTACCCTCGGCGTCAGGCTTAAAGATATATTCTAACAATGCTTTCTTGTCTTTTTCTGGTATCTTAATACCACGAATATCATCCATGCCTTTTATTTCGTTGACAACGCTATTAAAGTATTCCTGTTGACGCTTTGCAGCAGCCTTAGCTTGGTTTTCTTGGTCTTTCAATAGCTGTTGTTTCTTTTGCTCTTTGATCTCTTTGAGAGCTTCTAAAGCATCTTCAGCCTCATCTTCAAGCAAACCAGCATCTTCATATTTGGACAATTTCTTTTCAATCTGTTTAGCATTAAATCCTTTTTCTTTCAAGAATTCTTTTACTACAAGTTTCTGATTTACTTCATCATCCTCAATACTAATCTCTTCAAGATCAAGCTCTCCATCAATCTCAAAGTAATCTCTCAGATTACCACCATTCTTAACAAAGTTGTCCAATGCTTCTACTTCCTCACTGGCATACTGAGGTACTGAGTTTTCTTCGATTACTGACTGAAAATAGTCAACAAGCTCTTCAGGAGTAGAAGGAACTTCATCTTCTTCATCTAGTTCCCAGCCCATTTTCTCTGCCATTACTCCGAAGAATGCACTTACTGCATTAGTGTCATCATCAGTTTCTTCAGTTTCCGTACTTCCCTCGTCTTCTCCAGTTGAATTATCATCTTTTTCAACTTCTTTATCCTTCCCGGTCTTCTTTTTAGCAGGCGTGTCCTCCTTTTCATCCTCTTTAGTCGAATTATCATCTTCTTTGTCTTTTTTAGGATTACGTAATGCTTCAAGTTCCTCGTCAGTCAATTCTTCTCCAGCAGCATCTATATCCGGATTAATAACTTCTTCTTCCTGTTCAGTCTGCTGTGTTTCTTTTTTTGGTACATTAGCTCCTGGCAGGAAGTCTTCAAATACTTCAAAACCGTTTAATGTAATTTCTTCCATAATTATATATAATTAGATTTATTTTTTCTTTCTTCCTTTATGTTTCCACTTCTTAGCATTCTAAGCAAAGATAGCTCTCTTTCTAGTTAGTGGGTTCTTACTATGTGTAAGTTCTTCAGTACTTTTACCAGTACGTTTCTTTAAGGCATTAAACTTACCTCTATTTTCTTTCTTGATATGTATCCCTCCGTCTTTATACTTCGGAATCGGATATTCCGGCATTATCAGTGCCATGTCTATTAGGTCGCTCATCTTCTATTATCTCCAATTCATAATTTTCTAATATAAATGTGTTCAATATTCTGATTAGCTCATCCTTAGTAAATAAATCTGGATTTTTTAAGCTATCTATCTAAGCCTATGATAAATCTGGAGAAAATTCTGGATGTATGCCTATCATATATTCGGGTTTAGCTACATACGTTTTACTATCGAAATTAGGATCTTCTACACATTCGTAGTTCATAAAACTATTAGTATAGTTATCCTAAATAAGTACAGCCTCTGCATATTTTAATGCATCTGTGTGTAATTTATGATCACTCGTTTGTATTCTCATACCCATATACACCTAAGGCTCCTACACCTAGTAATGGAATAGAATTAAACCATTTAGTGTATGAGCTAATATTTTTATGCTCTTTATAAGCTTTCTTTATGTAATCACTATCTGATAGTTGATTAATATAATTATTAAGCAACTTAGTAGATACTTGATCATCAATATTTTTAATAGTACCATCATTTAGCATTCTACGTCTAAGCGTATTCATGTATGCTTTCTATTCAGTACCACTACGTAAATATCTTCTTCTACTGTCAATAGAAGTAGGATCTGCCTCTTTTAATGAACCTTCTAACTACTGCAGCATATTATTGTTTACAGCAGTATTACTATGTTTACTAATTGCATAATCAGTATAATGGTTAAGTTCATGTGTAGCTAGTTTATCCGGAGCTCCTCTTCTATTAACATTTACTTTAAATTCGAAATCTCTAGGAGTAGCTCCCTATCTAGTAGTAATAAATCTCTTGGCTGCCTATTCATTTGCCTACATTCTTGCTGTAACATTACCCATGTCTTCACCAGATATTTCTGGAAGACTAAAGTAATCTTTTTCATACAGGTCATCCAAAATATCGTATGTAGAATTATAATTAGTACCAAATGTCTTATCAGCAGCAATAGCTCTAGATCTATATGGAACAGTATTTATACTTTCTCAGACATTTTGTTTCTGTGTAGTTGTTCCATGTACTGGTCTATAGCTTTCTGAGTAGCGTCCTTCTTTACTATAGGAGTAGGACGTTTTATCTTAGGTTTAGTACCTCTATAAGAACTTCTAAACTATTTAACAGTCATTGGCATAAAAGGAATCAAGCCCATTGCAGCTAATCCAGCACCTTCCCAGTCTTTATTCTTTAAAGCTTTATAAGTATCATACGCAGATATAGCATCACCTACAGGTGTTGCATTTGCAGCATCTTCAATATCTCCTACTGGCTTTAATCCTCTGATGAACGGTTTCCCAGTGAATCTATCAATCTCGTCTGTACTACTATCATAGTACTCATTCATCTGATCTTCAGTATACTTACGCCCATATCTATCCTTGTATAGTTTACCTTTATATGGTTGAGGCTCTTCAGGAATTATAGGTTTGTTGTTAGGTGGTATCTCTCCTCCTTCAGCATACTTTTTAAAGTCAAGGTAAGTCTTACCGGGGTTCTACTCCCGGTACTACTTCAACTATTGCATCCTATTTCTAAATGCTTGTCTGTCCATAACCTTATTTCTTTACAGGTTTCTTTCCGCCTTTCTTGCATCCCATAATTAATCCTCCTTATAACTTTTAATTTTACAATACTTCAACCAAGAATAATGTTTCCTAGTCTCAGGGTAAGTGTAGTTATCATCATTATTGTGAGCTTCCTCTTCAAAGCTAACATCGTGATATACTACATTTTGCTTGTCAAAGAATCTAAGTAGTCTAATAATACAGTACTCTATTCCATACCATAAGTAAAATGTTAACCATAGCATCTCTTGCATCTACTTCAAATGAATCTTCTCGTGATTATATTCTTTAGCATTTATTTTAGATGCATCTCTAGTAAATATTAAGCCAAATAGATTTATATATTTATAACCCTTAAAAGGTATCCATTTATTCTGTATTACTCTCATATTATTTCTCTCCCGCTACTTTATTCTTTAATGCTGTTCTAGCTTTAACTCTTTCTCTTTCAAGAGCCGCATCATCTTTTTGTTTTTGGATATCTTTTTGAGCTTGCAATTTCTGTTTTTCAAGTTCAATCTTCTTATCCTCTATCTCCTTCTTCAATTGTTGTTCACGCATTTTAGCGTTGAACTCAAACTGTTTAGAAGCTTCTTCTGATGCTTGCTTTCTCTCTTCAAGTGCTTGTGCTGCTATTTCCATAGTATCTGGAATACCATTATCATTCTGATCTTGATCTTCCAAACCTCTATAAGCATTAAGTTGAGCTACTGTAATCTTAGTTGCATTATTCTGATCAATCTCATATTTCTTAAGATCCATTTCTGCTTCTTTGATCATTAACTCTTCTTCCTTAACCTCATTCTGCATTTGTAACATCTACTGTTCACGTTCAGCTTGTGCTTGTTCCATAGCTTGCTGTTGTTCCATACGTTTCTGTTCAATTTCCTCTAATCTATTTTTGATCATAGTAACATTGTCCAGAGTAATGATTTCAGCAATATCTAATAGACTAGCGCCATTCTGCATAGCAGGTTGCATAAGGTTCTTAAGGGCTTCTATCTGTTGTTGATTCTTAGTAGTATCTTCTACAAATATATCAAAATCTTCATAGAACATATCATCATTAAGAGTCATAAATGCTCTAGTAGCATCATCAAATACATACTGCAAACTCGTCTTACTATCCTTCCAAGCATACTTAGCTGTATTTAATAGCATAATCAAACACTCTCTCTTTACTTGGTTATGAACCCAAAACCATGGCTCTGTAATATGAGCTGATTGTACTACAGATCTTTCTACATTACCTACTAATTCATTAGATGAAATAGAACCTTCACGTTGTTTAGATACACCAGTTATCTCTGACAACATGGCTTCTATCTTATCCATCAATGCTATATACTGATCAATAGTATTAGCCATAGTAAGGTCTAATGCTGTGATCTGATTGAACTATGACGGTTTACCACCTTCTCTACCTGGTATATCCCAACCTTCTTCATATGGGTTGATGAAGTTAACTCCAAGTGCAGATAAGTAATGCATCCACTTAGCTACGTCTATATTCATAGACTTAGGAATCTAAGTAATATCCATATTTACTACTTTACCCTTATCTCTTGACATAGCAAGTTCTAGACGATACCAAAGTACAATATACATGTACTGTAATGGTTTCATCATACTTACTAATGATCTAGGTCTACTATTGGTATTATTGTATATTACTCCAGTATATGGCAATCTTTGTGCATTAGGATTATCAGCAGATACGTGTTGGTACTCAATAGGACCCATACCAAAGTAAAGGTCATCTCCAGCTCTATATCCTTCCCATGTCTCAATGATCCATTTCCATTCTACGCTTATTTCAGTACCTGTCTCATTGTATGATTCATCTACGATATACTCTACTGGTTCTCCTGTTTCAGGGTCTGCAATAGTAACAAATGCTATCTTTCTAAATGACTACCAACAACAATGCCATACACTAATTGCATTAGTACTATCAAACGGGTTAGATGTAAACCCATTAATACTATGAGTCTTTATATGTGGGTAGTCTAACGATGTCTTTCTTACTTCAGGATTGAACCCTCCTTTAGACGTATCATCCATCATGTCTAGGAGCTGATTTAGCTGCTTCTCAGATAGTTTGTCATAATACCGGTCATATATATCAGTAGCAGATAATTTCATCTCATATACGCACCATTGAGCGTCATGGATATATTCTAAGTCTGAAGTATCTGTATCGTAATCAAAGTAAATAGGATTAATACGCTCTAGGCAGGGATTACCATTCTGTATACCTACGTAATAGATCTCCTCCCCGCCTATTAGTGCATCCTTCCAGCCTTTATAGAACTCATGTGTAATATTAAGTTTATTCTTTAAATAATTCAAACTATGGTATGCAGTTATCTCTGCTATATCCTTATAGTCTTTACTCATGTATTTCTGTATCTATTCAGGAGGCATAATCTCACCAGACTGCAATGCTTGCTGATATCTAGCTTGTTCTTCTGGACCTAGCTTACTCATGATAGTAGCTTGTATGTACTGAATAAGGAGTTCTTTAGCCTTATTCTACATCTCACTAGTAGCTATCTCACTAGTACGTACTACTTTGAAGTTAAACGGTCTTTTTGTTTCTTCTCCTAATAGTAGGTCAATCTTAGGCTTAACTATATTATAGTCCTATGCCATTGCAGGAAATCCATCCTATTGCTTAAATGGATTAGTAACATACTTTAGATCTTTCTCATTGTATATACTATTATAAAGATCATAGTATGTCTACATTTCCTCTTTGCGAGTTCTGTTATTGCCATTTCTAGAACCTCCCATACTTCTACCTATAATGTAATCAATATTGGCCTATTTCCAATCTTCTGTCTTTTTGTTTGCCGGTAGTTTCTAAATGGGCATTTGATTTATATTTCTCATATCTTATATTGCCAATAATAATTACAACATTTATGTTTTCGTTCACATGCTGAACTTATAGAAGCACTAGTTACACCGAAATTTCTAGCAGCAGCATTTATACTTGGCCATTCCACATAACCATTGTCTATGATTTGTAATATTTTTTTACTTCTAGCGGCTGAACTTCTAATGTTTCCAGTACCATAATTTTTATTATAGTGCCTAGTACACCATTCCAAATTATCCACATTGTTGTTTAGCTTATTTTCATCTTTATGATTAACTTCAGGATAATCATATGGATTTGGTATAAATGCTTTAGCCACTAATCTGTGAACTATAGCATTTATATGTTTTCCATATAAACATAACGTTACACATAGATAATTACCTCTTACAGAAAGTTTCATAATCCTTTCTGGTATAGTGTAAGTATATGAACGTTTTCCATCATTTACACTTACTATACGTGATGTGGATTTTACTCTTCCCAAATTAGATACCTAATAACCTGGAAAATCTACAATATCTTTCCAAACTTCATTCATAATTAAAACATATATGCTTTTAGATTATCAATGGATTCATCGTCATGAAACCATTCTTGAGTGAAGATAGGACCTTCAAATAGTATCCTATTCTTGTTCTCTTTTTTCTTCTCTTTAACCTTCACATTATAGAGCTGTTCTCTATAAATCATTACTTGCATCAACGCCATGACCCTATCGAAGTTTCCAGTGTCATTATAGCTTATAAGTTCTTCTAATAGCGGCTCTGATAGTATGTTATGTAGGTTCTTCTTGCCAGGTGCTTGTTCTTCGTTTAGCCAATCTTTGATTAAGCCTTCACCCCATTGCTTAATCTGTTTATTCATATGACAACCTTTTTTTCTCTATACTTTAGTATTACCTACTATATCAGAGATAATATCAGGTTGATCGGCTAATAAATAATCACAATGCTTAGCAGTAAAGTAAGGAAATAAGCCTTTACGCTCATTTTCATACATTATCCTACCATTATAGTATACTGCTAGCTTACGTAGGTTTTCATAGTATTCTTCAGCTGTTGATGGACGTCCAGTATATTCAGCAACAATTATATCATAATAGTTCTCAAAGTCCTAGAATCGCTTGTATACGAATGTAGATCCTAATGAGTTAGTACCAGACTAATCGTGGTCATACGGGTCAACTCCTAATATGTATAGTCCTATAGGAGCATCTTTCATTGGGTGTTCCCATATTACTATTGAACCTGTAGGATCATCGTCTTTTTTCAAAGGATAATGCGTAATATCACCGTGTTTCTTAACAACCCATTTAAGTGATCCGTCTGCTTCCCATACTAGATCACCTACTTGTTTCATATTACTAAGGCTCTTATTGATACGTATTTTGGCTAATTGCTCTTGTAATTCCTTTTTAGGGAATATGTTACCACCAAACTCCAAACACGCTTCCTAGGGCGTTATACAGTGTTCTGCAACGTATCTATCTACTGCTACAGAGTTAGTAGCGTTTTCTATTACTTTTCTACGCTCAGCTAATATATACTCTACGGACTTTCTGCGTAACGTATTTCCATCATTGTCCATGTATATTCTGTTACCAGTATCATCACGGAAGTCCATGTTAGTATACTGAGGTATAAAGAATCCACACTTTTTATCTGATGGAGTTTCATCCCATATATTATCAAATCCTATACAGTTGTAACCATCAGGATTATAGAACATATCTTTAAGAGTCTCAAAATGGCTATCTTCGTCACCACCTGTACCGAATGCAATCATAGTACCGAATGCCATACCATCTTGTTCTACAGACGGTCTAGCAATCTGCCATGCGGCACCTAGTTCTGAGAATGAACCGGCCTCTTCAAATATAATTAACTTACCAGCTTTACCACGAACTACGTCAGGATTATCTTTTAGAGTAACACCAATTATTTCTGACTTAAAACCTAATTCTATCTCATTACCATACTCATCTTTAGTAAAGAATCCAGCACGTTTACGCATCTAAGTATTAACAGATCTTTTCTTACCCCAAGCTGTATTCTTATCTATAAAGTCCATATAGTCCCATGCTTTAGTAAGAATACCGTCTTCTGTTAAGTACTGTTTATTACTAGCATATATGTATGTTTTACTACCAGCAAACAGGTAATAGTTACGACAAGCCATAGCTGCATTCTTATAAGAATAACCCTTACGTCTACTCTTTAATGCACATAAGTGTTTACCTTCTCCTTCAGCATCTTCTACTGCTTGAAAGAAGTAATAGTCGTAATCGTAGAAGTCTGGAAACTATAGATCACGTGTCTTTTTTATCTTAGTAGATCCATCTGGATTATTTATAGTAGTATAGATAATTCTTTGAATAGGACAGAAGTTTAAATAAAAATAGTTATACCCACTGATGAAATCACCATCATCAGCTGTATAACCATATTTACATCTGTCCATCTATTCGTCCCAGTATTTAAAGTACTCTGATGTACCTTCTGGGTACTAACAATAAGAGCCGACTTCGAGAAATCTCAGAGCCGGCTGTCTAAACTTATCGCTGTTTTTTATCTACTTATTGAAGTCTACCATTCCATTTAATATCTTTATTGGTAGCCCTACTACGACTCGAACGCAGACTAAGAGGGTTAGAGCCTCCTGTGCTAACCATTACACCATAGGGCAATATTAAGCGGGAGAGGAGAGATTCGAACTCTCAAACCCAAGAGCTTTGTTAACGACGACTTTAGGGCGCTTCCGTCAATCTACTGCCGTATACCATTCCGCCACTCTCCCGTGCCGGGGAATATTTGTTGTCCGTCCCCGTCGGACCTTTTGGTTTAGAACCAAGATTTAATTCTTTGCCATAATGAAGGCTTTTTTGCCTTCATTATAGCTTCGTGTGCTTCATTAATTTCTTCCCAAAATTTTTCTGCACCTTGTGTTGCATCAATCGAAATAATCATTCTTTTCATATTTAGTCTAAATTTATAACACTTATAACGTGTTGTTTATTTTATGTTGTTCTTTACTGTATTATCCTGCCAACTCATAAGGATTAACCTTGGCGTCTCCTTTTACTTTACCCATAGTTAATTCCTCAGCTTGAACCATAGATTTTAATGCTTCTATACTTTTAATAGTATTTGCTGTAGAACCCATTCCAGCTAGTAGATCTTTGATCTTCTTCTCATCCAAACAATCATCTAATGACTCTTCATACCACTTAGTAACTGAGTCTAATTTGTTCATTTGAGCGTCTAGCATCTTTAGTATTCTAGTATTCTGCCAATCTATATACTCCTGTTCAGCTACCTTTTCTTCCTCAGTAAGTTCATAGTTTGGATCTTCAAATACTTGTTCTTTGAGCCTTATTTCTCTAGTATGAGCATCCATACTCTTCTTATATGGGCTACTCCACTTATGCATAAGTACTATATAAGTAATAACAAGCTCTTGATGAACTTTGTCTTCCGAAGTATCATGTTCGTATAGTCTTTTGAATGCTGGTATGAAATACAGATCTGGGTGTATTACAACCTTACCTCCTACTATATCAACGAGATTCATTTGACTTATACTTATTTAATTCAAATTCGTACCATTCTCCTAAGTCGTGTATGGCTGCCGGATCTGATATTACAATGGCTTTTACAACATTCTTACCATTATTCCAGCATACACAAACAAGAGCGAATTCTCCTTTTTTAATGTCTATTACTTCATCTGAAGTAATTACTTGCCCGTCTGTTTCAGCTTTGTATATATGGCAATCAATGTTAGCCAACATTGGAGTAATAGCATTTAGATCAGTGTTAAAACTAATAGCTTCTCCATATCTATTTACTAGTATCTTTTCCATTATGCTGCTTCTACAGGTTCACAATCGCAACAACATCCCTTCTCTGTTGTCACTTCTCTTGCTTTTCTATCAGCTTCCAGTCTCTCAATTCTTCTACGATAATAGTCCTTCAATTCTGGATTATCTATCACTATGAACTCTTTATCGTCATAGTCACCAGTAGTACTGTACATCTTAAGTAGCAGATCATACTGTTTTACTTCAATAGATTTCTTATTACCGTTCTTATCAGTTATCTCTAAGATACCATCTTCTGGTATAATATAACGATAGTCAATATCACTGAAGTGACTAACAGACTCGAATTCTTCTTTCTCAAAATCTACTTTGTAGATATTAGCATTATTTATTTTTGCACAATATTTTACCATAATCAATCAATTCTATAACCTAAATACTTCTCCTTATTCAATCTCTGTACTATCTCCATTGCTCTCCTCATCGGTACATTCGGATTCGAGTAACTCTTCATTGTCTGATACTTCTGTATTATCTGCTGAAAGTTCTGTATCTCCTGCTCCAGACTTTCCTTCTTTATGTTTTGCTTCATACTTCTCAGTTAAACGTTTACATATGATATCAATCTCAGTAGCTCTATCTTTCTGTCCATTTCCTGATTTCCCTTCTTCTACCATTAGAGTAGTAAGTTCATCAATCATATCATTAGTAAAGTCTTCATAAGTAACAATACCTTCATTAATTACAGTATCAAGTATGCTGTACATCTTTTTCATATCTTTGGAAGCCAACCCAATATTCTTATTGAAGTTTTCCATTTCAAGCTTCCACATCATCAGACTCTCTTCTTGTGTCATATTCTCTTTTTATATTTACTAGTGTTTTACTTATGCATCCTGCTACCCAACCTACCAAGTATGCGTATTGTTCATTATGATTTGCAAATGACTGTGTATACATTCCTAATTCGTCAAATATATAATCAGCTACATGTACTGCTTCGTGGGCTTCTCCACCTGCTTCTATACTACTATCCATTATTATTACTAAGGCTCCGTATTCACCAGTTGCTTTATGTGTTACAGGACAAGTAAGCCATCCATCTTTAGTAGTGTTATATTCTTCTACAAGCTCATCATAAGCTGATGCACATTCCTCTTTAGTATTATCTAACTTATTAAACTTAAAAATCTTGTTTAACCCAACTACATCTCCTGTTACCCATAATTTACGAGGGTATATTATCGGGTCGTATCTGTCTACTCTTGGCGTCTTCTTCATGTCTTCTCTTTACTTTAAACTTACCTAAGTAAGCCATCATAACTGGTTTGGGATCAAGTTCTGTTATTGCTTTATTAGCAAACTTGAAAGGACTATTGCATATTACTTCTACTACTTGATATGGTATGTTATACTTATTACTGAGTTTAGTATATATACTCGTCTAGTTTCTCATTCCATTCTACTCTCTTATAGTACTTACACTTATCAATACTATTAGTAGCAAGTAGTGTATTAGGTCGTACTATATTAATTATAGTAACTACTTCATCCCATTCCTTTGAAGAACCTAATCCAAAAGTAATAGTCATAAGTTTGTTACTCTCTAATTTGTTATACTTTCTGATCGGTTCGTAAACTACTACATTCTCAAGTTTATCAGTAGTAAGTAACTCTGTCTTTTGTCCTACTATAGTAAAACGGTTAAATGGCAGCGTTTTTCTTCTTACTTTATTCCATAACTTACGAATAGGATTATATTCCTTCCATAGTATAATTGAACCTGCATCAAGCATCAACGATCTCATCTTCATCTTTCTTTACTTTTAGAATCACTGTGATTTGTACTCTATCACCTATTATCTCAGGAATTAGAGCCTTATTCACAAACACTTCATCCTCGGCTTTCCCTTTCATCAGTATCCCCTAAGATTTAAACTTAGATATGTATCTACTTAAGTTATCTGGAGTAATACCCAGAGTACGTTTAATATACTTTCTATTCTCAGTAGATATCACATTCTTGTGGATATTGGGGAGTTTTGGAGTGTTAACATCTAAATCAATGAAAGTTGCTAACAACTCCAATTCTCTATCTGTTAGATCAAGTATGCCATTAAGGCTTTTTAAGAATTCCTTTAATAAATCGGTTTTAGATACACTCTTAACCAATTTATTCATTTGTCAATTCTTCTCTAACTTTATTTAATACTTTAGTAAGATTGAAGTATACTGTTTCAGCTTCTACTTTAACGCACGGTTGAACTTTACCTTCTTTATACTTCTGCATTACTTCTTTGTAATCATCTTCGTATTGATTAAGTAAAGAGTCAATGAATTTAACTGTAGCACTGATCTTATCAATATTAGGTTTAACCTTTGTCAACATACCTTCTTCATATAAACCTTCAACAGTATGTTCATCAATCATAGCAGATCTGAAACTATTGTCTTCTTTTACATCCATAGTAAAAGCATTAAGATCCTCATCCCAAGTAAGTACATCATTTGCTTTGAAAAAGCCGAAATCTTTCTTAAATGTATATTCCATATTATTTCTTATTTTTATCACTGAGTCCCCATACGGCAAGCCATATCATGGAAAAGCAGAGACCCATTACTATTAATTTTTCCATATGCCTATAAAACGTTAGTTGTGAATAATTGTTAATAGCTTTTAACATTTGTTAACAATTAATTAACATATAAAAAGAAAGCCCGACCTAAGTCGAGCTCTCAGTGCCTTTCAGCAGGTTAAGAAATGTATTAAACATATTACTTAACGGCAATAATGTCATAAGGTTTCACCAATTGCGTATCTTTTAGTAGATCAAAATACATTGCAAACTTCTTATTATAAGCAACTGTATCACCAACCTTAAATTTGACATCTGTTAAGTGTGAAGGAATCTGTAACACAATACCTGTAGCCCAATCAGATTCCACTTCTTTGGTTTCAGTCTTAGTATCATATTCATTGAAACCATCTTCATCTACTTTACCATTAGGTACTTGTTCTGTAAACTCCTTAGTAACCATAATTGCAGGCAGTGGTTTAACCAACACATCCTTCAATACTTCCCACTTAATGCCATTAACTACTGTTTCTAGTACTTTATCTTCCATATTCTTTTTTACTTAGTTTCTAACTATAACGTATTATTTCTTATTTGGTTCTGCTTCTACTATAATATTTCCTCCATTTGAAGTACAATATGTTACAGCTCTTTGTGGGCATTGTTTACCCATAAAGCAACAACCATCACAAGTACCTAGAGGAGAACTCTCTATATGGTAT